TCCAACACTCTGAGCAACCGTCCGACCCAAAATAGGATTGCTGGTACTCCGCGAACTACCAGAACTATCCCCTACGGCCAGATAAGTATTACTCCGGGCATTAGACGCCGTCGTAGCGCCAGTACCACCACTGGCAATTGGAAGAGTTCCAGTTACACCACCGGAACCACTCGCAGCCAGATTGGAAGCATCGGCAGAAAGAACACCGGCAGTGAAGGAAATTCCCGTACCGGCGATATCGCTTTTGATTGCCAAACCGCTACCGGTAGTAGCCAAACCGGCCACACCAGAATCAAGTTTGATTTGAAGACTGTCGGAAGAAGTTTCAAGACCACCAGCAGCAACAATATTCACAGAAATAACGCCACTGGCGATTCCTAGACCATCGCCCGCAGCAGAAGTAGAAATCGAAAGAACACCACTAGTGAATGTGATCCCGTCACCAGCCGTGGTGCTTGCTAGAGCAACATCGTTGGCATTTACCGTGATGCCGTCGCCAGCGCCCACGTTAAGTTGATCACCAGTCTTAGTTAGACCAGCACCAGCATCGATCTGACCGGCTCCTGAAAACTGTGAAAAAACTAGATCGTCTGTGCCTACCGTGTAAGACCCGCCGCCGGACTTGGCTTGAAGGACGTAACCACGGTTTGCATTGTCTGTTCCTCGTTCTACGAAGAAAAAAGCGCCAGCCGTGACCTCTGCGGCAGTATCAAAATCTGCACCCCGTGTTGGAGCGCCAGAAGCATTTACCGTATAAACACCATTTTCTGAAGCGTCTGCCTGATCTTTGAGAAGGATACGATTCCCTGTCGCAAGAGTGATTCCGTCAATGGTGTCACCATTTTCAAAACTACTGGCAAGAGTTCCTGCTGCTGTTGTAGCAACAACAACTGACTCTTTGGGATCCAAGCCAGCAGCCCGATCATCGACATAGCCTTTGTTTGCTGCATCGGAAGCATTGGTTGGCGCTGCCAGACCTGTAACTTTTGTAACAGTGACAGCATTGCTCCCGTCACGCTTCATAAGCGTAGAGGCAGTATCGGCCTCTGTAGCATTGTTGACTAGGGTATAATGCGCTGTGGGCATAAGCCCATCTGTGCTACCATTAGCATTAGCAACGGCTAGTGCCGGAGCGCCAGATGACCCATTAGTAACAGTTAATGCTGTAGTACCAGAAGAAACCTCAGTCAGAATTTGTTTCCACGCAGAACCGTTATAGACCTTTAAAATGTTGTTGGTTGAATCATAAATCGTCCAACCTTCAAACTCACCAGATCCGGGGTCGCCAGCAGAGAACTGCAACTTCGCGTTCTGTAGTTCATTCTGATTAAGATTTAAATTAGTAACGAACTTTTGTGCCATATTAACCCCAGAACTACGTCAAATAAGCCGACCCTGAAAATGCCGCAGAAAACGTAATAGTAACCTGCGTATCACTGTTGTATGATACATCACCTACTACCACCGTGCCGGTAGAATCAACGACTGTTACCGACGGCCTACCTCCTAATGTGTGCGTAACCGTCCAAGTTGCCGCAGCGCTAGCCTGATCGTGGACATGCCGATTGGAGCCAGTGATCGTAATGTATGTATTAGGCCACGTTCCTTCTTCTTTCGGTCCATATAAACGTGCCTCCCCAGTCGCTGCGACTTTGTAGATATACCAATTTCCATTGGCTCCGGTAGCAGCCGTCGGTTCAACCGTCCCAGATAGAACAATTCCTGACGAAGAAGCAATCGAAGAAACTATTTTTACATAGATCTTGTTGGGTTCTGACGCCGTTGTAGTAACAACATTACGCAATTCCTCTGCCGTAATATTATTTACAACTTCTGTAACAGTTACTGTATAATCACTCATGTCGTTACATTCTCGTCAAGATAAAAGTTTCCTTGTAGAACACGTTCTACTGATCCATTTGAAGCCACAACTTCTAAATCATAGATGCCACCGAACTGTAAGGCCGCAGTATCCGCAGCCGAAATGATCAAAGATATTGTTCCAGCATTAGAATCGAATGTCATTCTGTTATTTTCAGTAGTTAATTCAATCAATGCAGAAGAAGCCTCTATATCCTTCCGAACTTGCATACGACCCGTTTTGCCACTGAGATCAACAATGGAGTCGTCATAGTTAGTGATTTCTATAACCCGGTCAAAGGTAGCACCCTGATCACAGGTAAAATTGTAAATACCAGCGGGCATACTATTACCTCATTAAAGATAGTTTGGAAAATCTGACCTCTGCTTTGACAGATCTCCTCAAAGAAAAGTCTACATCATGCATCATTGATCTCTGGGTTAAAGTTTGGGTTGTAAAACTGATCATCAAAAAAGCGTTCGCCGTACTGCAACAGCCCGTAGATAGCCCACGGAGTGCTTTGAGGACTGGTGGAAACTAAAAGAGTGTTTCCTTCATCTGTCATGACCTCTGCGATCACGACGTAATCCTTTACGACAACAGGAAGATCTTCACCGAACTTGTCGGCAACTTCAACATCTACAATCTGCTTGCCGGGGTCTTGAGAGTTATCGTCTGCCATTTGCAGATACTACTTCATCGCTTCAAAGATTCGCGTCAGCATCCCTTTGATGCTTGCGGTAAAGACCCTTCATAGAAAATTTTCTGATTCCCCCGTAAGAAAGGCCACGATTATTACCCGATTCGTGCATTTCTGCATCACCAATAATAATCTTGCCAATGGTGTCACTTCTCTTGAACGGAATTAACTGATATATCGGTGTTCCGGCTTTAATCACAAAAGTTTCCTGTGTCATCACCCGTAAAACAACATTTATATTGTGGTAAAAGTCCGTGTGAACTATCGCTGGTAAAACCTGATAACGCTCATCCGGCTCATACGCGATAGGCAACATCAGTGTGGAGTACCCCGGAGCGGTCTTATACAGAAACGGTGAAATAATCTTCGGAAACCCCGCCTCATCGAAAGCCCTACCATGGCTAATGGGACATCCCTCCGCCATTCTCCCACCGAAATGATCAACGTTAAAAGCCTGATCGCTAGCGCTTCCCCGAACATCATTCATACCTATTTGAAATATTTCAATGTCGCACCATAAGGGAACTGTCAAACCAATAGACAGATAATCTTGGATACCCTTACAACTGACTATTGTGTCTGGCTTTGCTATTTTGGGACTTCTGTACCATTCCGGCCAACCGGCTGTACCTAACGTGGGAGGGTTTTCAATCAGTCGATTGTCCTTTGGAACAATCAGAATCTCTCCCTTTTTGACCTTTGGCCAATCTAGGTACGATCGGATTTTATTGAAGGTCTTCAAGCGCTTCATGATGATCCATTACTGGGTAAGCGGATTGGCCTTCCCGTAGTTTCCATATGACATCCTCTACGGACTTTCCCCAATTCAAAGCCTGTATTGCCCTAGAAGCCGAATCAGGATTCAAAACTCCCTGTCCTTGCCCTACATGGTAGAAATGTGGCATTCCAAACATCGCCAATTCCCCATGGACAAAATCCATCTGTTGGGGTGGGCGTTCTGACCAAAGACCCAACAGTCGTTCCAAATTTTCCGGAATGGGCACATCCTGTAAGGCAGACCAAAATGGAGTATCAGTTCGATCACTAATGTAATGCAATCGAATCATGTCAAGAATATTAGCCATCATATTATTGAACTGTCGGTTGTATTCTTTCGGAATCCATTCGTCGCCCTTCTGAAAAGACGCCAAATAACAGATCAGAGATTGTGCCTGAGTTATTGTTGACCCTATGGAAGTCGCTTCTAGCGGTTCCACAAATGATCCTGCCAGACCGACCGCTACACAATTGCCGACCCATGCTTCCTCTAAATGACCCGGATCAAATTGAAAGTGTCGGTAGTCCGATATTTGGACATCCAACAATTCTTCCATTTCCGCTACTGCTTCTTCTTCAGTGCAGAACGAAGAAGAATAGACATATCCATTGCCTCGTTCTATTTGAGTTGGAATTTCCCATGCCCAACCGCTATTTAATGCCCTAGCACGAGTGTATGGCCTGATCTCTCCGCTTTCGTCCGCTGGTGTTCGGAAGGCAATTGCTGAATCTGTCAACAAATAATCACTGAAAGAGTTCCATGTCTGTTTGGAAAGATGCGAAATCAAAACTTTGTTGAAACCAGAGGCATCTATCCAGAAGTCTGCTTTAATCGTTCTCTCGGCTGCCGCCGATGGATCGTCTAGTTCTACGGTAGTAATCCAATCATTTTTTACAACAACCCTCTGAACTTCACCCTCTACAATTTTTATATTACGATTCTTTACCTTAACTCTAAGAAAATCATTCAACTCTTGAGTGTCGAAATGAAATTGGTTGACAGTCCTGTGAGGATTGTGCGCTGGAACCTTGTTTTCCAATAATCCTTTATGAGCAGTGTGTTGAGTCAACAACCATTCCTTAGACAAGAGTCCAGCGTATGCTCCGTTGAAGCCAAACATATGAGGAACAAAATCAGGCAACCCAGAAGTCACATGAAAATAATCAGGGGTGTGATCAGTCCATCCTTCAAAACGAATACCCTTTTTGTGAGTGGCTAGCGCAGCAACAATCAATTCTGCGGGTTCTATCCCACAAAAGTTCATAAACCCTAACCAATGCTCCGTGGAGCCTTCCCCTACTCCTATGGTGCCAATCTTGTCAGACTTGACAACTGTGATTTCATGATCGGGAAGACCGGAACGCAGAATAAGCGCTGCGATCAACCCTGCGTTTCCTCCCCCAACAATTCCAATACTTTGATTCATGTTACGAATACCAAGTAACTAGTGAATACTTAGTTCCTTCTTCTACCGGATGGGCAATATGACCGTAAGGGAAGTTGGAAGGAAATAAAACTATCGTTCCTGCCACCGGGGTGATCTTCAAATCAAAGTAAGGAAACTCCAACTCGCCGCCCACGAAGTCATCATTAAGAAAACACACCATGCTCAATGCTCTCTGATTTTGTTCCGCGTGATCATGATGAAAATGGTACTCCGCCTTATTCTGGTAGCGAATAACCGTAAATCCTTCATCTCTTCTTAGATGAAGGTCATAAACAGATCTGAAATCGTTTACCTTCTCATTCAGTTCTCTACAAAACGCTTTGAGTTCTGTTTCCAGCGGTAAAAAATCCTTATCGTTGTATCCAAAAACAGCACCGATGTTGCTTTCCACACTGCTTCTATAATCGGTTTGCTGCTGTTTACCCTCAACTCCTGTTGACGACCGTTTCCACGATGTAATCGAATATTCCAATTGTGCGGCCTTCAATGTTTCACCTAACAATTTGCCCGCATCGGCATACCAGCCCTCGTGAATCAATACTCCCGGTGCAGGATTTTTAACTGCCATGTTTCACCCACTTAATTTCGTCTTGTTGAACGTCTAAATACATATTACCACCGGGACAAATCAACATTTCGTGTTCCAAAACTCCATAACGTATACTGAAATCTGGAATATCTCCCTGACAGAAACAAGTCAAATTTACTATTCGGTGCCCTGCCAAAACAGGATCGACTTGATGAGAATAAACGAAATTTGCTGGATAGATGAGAAGATCGCCTTTTTGGGGTTCGTGTGTCACTCCCACATACGGCCATGAAATCTCCCCGCCAGTGAAATCATCTCCCTCTGGATCGTCGTCAGGCACCCAATCACTCAAAAATTGCAAAGCACATAAAACTCTCACAGGAGCGACAAGATCCTTGTACGTTTTTCCGTCTCTGGAATGCTCTCCGGGGGTGTTATCAGAATGAGTGCCCATACGGGCACCGGGCTGATAATAAAGAAGTCTGTGAGCCTCTTGCCATTGAATATCTTGAAAACTAGTCGGATACTCTTTCATATACTCCAAGAGGCATTCCATCATCACATCCTGAAGCATGAAAACATATTTGTCTTCTTCGCTATCTTGCAATCCAGTCTCAGGAAAGTTTCTACAACGAATAGGGCCGCTAATCTCATATGAACGACGGATCCCTTCTCGGGGGTCCACCCATGGCTCCAAGCGTTCCATTTCGTACCGGCTTTTCCAAAGAACATCGGCATATCCGTCCGGAACTTTAAAGGCGTTTCGCCATAACCCGATAGCAGGAAAAAGTGTTTCCATCAATTTGCGCTTTCGCCCCGAAACACTGGTTTCCGCTTAAACGCAAAAAATAACGCTGTTGCCAATTCGTCGCCATCGGACTTAAACGACACTTCGTACTTTCCAATATCTGAAACAAGAAAAACCCAACGCGCCCGATGTTTTTCACACCATGACGGAATTAAATCTTCATACGCCATTTCCTTCTTGCGGGTGTTAAAAACAGAAATAGTAGCATTTGCTTCTCGTAAATCAACAAACTCATTCGACCATACAAACGCCTGATGGCTCCCTACATTGATTTCACTATCAACCATCGCAACACCTGCTAGTTCGGGAACTTTAAAAATTCCGGCCTTAGACGGCGTTATATCAGGATGATCTTTAAGGATTTTCGGTGGTATACCTTGAACGATTGGTATACCCCATAGTTTTGCCTCAGCGGCGTGCGGCTCTACTTCTTCGTCCGTAGGAACGTAATAAAAAGTCTTCATTTAAATGTTGGCAGTGTCAAGGGCAATGCTTCTGCCATTTACTCCTGTGTTAATAGAATAACTCGGTGTGCCAGCATTTCTGGTGACCACAATCAAAACGCCACCTCCGCCGCGACCGCCTCGTTGCCCCTGATACCCGGTTCCACCTGCTCCACCGGAGTAATCAACCGCCGCCGCATGACCCACATTGGGTGGAACAGCGTGACCGGCTGTAGTGTCTGAAACAAGATGATGCGTGGTGTGATTATTTGTTACCGCCGCATCAGGATTACCTGTTGGCGGTGGTGCCGCACCCTGCACCGGATCAACACCGTGATGATTTGTAATCGTGTGATGATTTTGAACGGGATTCGGCGGCACCGGGGTGATTTCTGACGCGGTGTGATGGTTCTGAGTCGTGTGATGGTTTGTGTACGGGTTTCCGGGGGTGTGATGATGAGTGCCCGGTTGAACCATGTGGTTTGTCGGATTGTGGTTTCCGGGGTTGTGATGCGGAAACGGTTGATAATTGTGATGACCCGGATTTTCAGTACCCGGAGTTGTGACATGCACAGGATCATTAGTTACTGGTGAATCAGGATTCACACCAGATGTGCTGGCATGATGATGCGCCGCAACGTTGTGATTGTTTGTCACAGGCGGCTGATCGACATGATGATGTTGAGTATTGTGATGATGACTAGATGCAGGCGGCTGCGGATGATGGTTAGGCGGATAATTCGTGGGAGGTGTCCCATGATGATTCTGCTGTGATCCCGTGCCGGATGCATGGTGATGGTTTTGCACGGGCGGATTTGGCGGTTGAGGGACAGCATGATTTCTCGCAGGATCGGTATACGTCGGAGCGGGTGTCCCGCTCGTTCCGGCAGCGCCATCGCTTGCTGCTCCACCCTCACAGTACAAACCACCTGAACCGGTAATCTGACGAGCAGAAACCATAACTACGGCACCGCCACGGCCCCCTGTTCCTCCCGTGCCACCAGTTCCCGAAGAACCCTTACCTCCCGGCGCTCCGACCGTATTAGCGTTCGGAGGCCACGTTCCTGTCGCTCCGGCTCCCGAAACTCCTTGCGCTCCGGTGCCGCCCCCTGCGCCACCCTTGACGCGAATAAAGTCTGATCCACGCTGCTTGTAAGCATTGATTGCATCACGCAAATCATAGAAATCGTTTGCTGATACACCCACCGAAGTATTGACAGAGCCGCTGCCAGTAAATGTGTAACCCGGAACATACCCATCTGGTTCGCCTGCTCCACCCAAACCATCTGTAACGTTCTCTCCAACGGCCACAGTTCCCTCTAGAGAACCTGTACTAACACTTGACACCGTGTCCTTGATTCCCAAGTCGCCCACCAAAGTCAAAGTGTTCTTTACGAATACCCGAAAACCATTTGGATTTAAAACAACCCCACTATTTATACCAAGATTGTCGTAGTACATATCTTCGGTAAGAGTGGTATTCGTGGTAATTGTCACATTGCCGTCTTCACCGTTTCCGAAAATCAGTTCACCATCGAATTGAAGATCGCCAAACTCGTCCTCAGGCAGCATTTCAACTGCGTAAGGAAGTAAGTCCTTTTCTCTACGGACACCCTGATCGTATTTCGGATCAGCCATCAGTCAGCCTCTAAGAAATAGGTATTCCCCGCTGACCCAGTTCCGGAACCAGCCGCACTCAGCGTGTACGAATGGCTTTTGTCGGACGAAACCAAAAATAACACACCGCCGCCTGCATTACCTGCCGAAGTAGCAATGATGCTTCCACTTCCAAAGAGGTATCGTGCAGCGACTATTACCACACCACCGCCATAATTTGTTCCATCTCCTGCCCCGCCCTTGAGAAGATTGATAGTGCCATTACTAGGATCAAATGAATACCCGTCAACAACATTCAAAGGATTCTTATACCACTTCGTTCCACCCAAAGCCGCAGTAGGAGCCGTAACGGTGTGACTAGCAGAAGCACCACCTAACGAATTGGTTACTGCCGCGTTCTGCGTTCCAATCCCCAAAGACCCTTGAGAACTAGGTCCGGCTGTCATCCCAACCGTTCCCCACAAAAACAAGTTGCGTTGAACAAATACCCGATAACCAGCAGTGTTTAATGTTTTACCCGAATCGACTGTCAAATCCAGATAGTACATATCTGAGGTCAACGTGGTGTTGGTACTGATCGTTACAGTGCCATCTTCTCCGCTGCCGAAAATATGCGATGGCGAATCATAAAAATCCGCTAAAGCATCAGGAGCGCCTATTCGGACAAGCCGCCCAGCCATTACGCCTCCTGAATGCCAAATGAATGAATTGAAACTGAACTAGCGACCGAAGCAGAAGCCTGAATAAAATCACTAGTCGCCATGACTGCCGACAGGTTGACGAAAGTTGTTGACTTGGCGTCAACACTCACATCATAAAGAATTGCATTAGTAGAACTAGCCGATCCACCATTAGGAACTAGATAAACAGCAATAGTTCTAGCGGCAGCAGCAGTGTTACACAGAGCAATTTGCTTCACAATCGTCGTAGTGGACGCTGGCACGGTGTACAACGTCGAAGGCGACGTTCCCAACTGTGCGGGCGCATGTAGTTTCGTATGAGTCATTGCCATTAGACCATAACCTCCATGTAGAACTGTGTTTCTACATCGTCAATAGTAGTTTGGAACGCGTTCAACTGGGCAACACTTGCATAACCATAATTTTCAATCTTGTCCTTGATTGCCCCAGAGGTCATAATTGAAACGTCGTCGTCTGTAAAACTTGACCCAGAATCCACATTGGAGATTCCAACGCTGTCCAGTGTCAGGGTTCCAGCAATTGTCACATCGTCGGGAAGACCGATCGTGACTGCTCCGGCGTTAGTGGCTGTGTGTATTTCATCAGTAGTGCCTACAATTGAAGAAATAGCAGCAGCAGAAGTAACATAACCATAGTTTTCGATCTTGTCTGCAATGGCCGCAGAGGTCATAATCGAAGTGTTGTTATCTGCGAACGATTCACCAGAAGTCTGAACTGCCGCGACACCCACACTGTCTAAAGTAAGTGTTCCGGCAATCGTGACATCGTTCGGAAGACCAATAGCAACAGCACCCGAAGGTGCCGACACAGAAATCTGAGCAGTCGTACCCGAAATACTGTTGACGACCGCTTCCCATTTCACGCCCGCTGTTTCTGTTGAGTCAGCGATCAGTGCAGCATTGTTTGAACCTACGGCTACTCGCGTCGGAACAGTAGCAGATCGGGCATAAATGTCGCCCTTGGTTGTCAGTGTTCCCTTTTGAGTTGCATTGGAAACAGTTTCGTATCCGTATGCGAGGATCTTGTCCTGAACCGCAGCGGATGTCATCACCGAAGTGTCATTGTCAACAAACGATTCTGAACCTGTTTGAATAGTCGAAATCGCAACACTGTCGATGGTTAGGGTGCCGATTGTTACGGCACTCGGAAGACTGATAGTAACGGCACCATAGGTAGCGCTTACATCAATATTTGATGATCCCGCAAGACTATTAACAATGTTCGCCCACGCCAACCCGGTTCCAGCGGAGGAATCAGCAACAAGTGCTTGATTGTTCGTACCTACCGAAAGTTTTCCAACAGCATTATCCGCTGTTCCACCAAGAAGATCTCCCTTGGCGTCAACCGTAGATGACCGCATTTCATAGCCATCTCGTACCAGCACCCACTCTGTATCGCCAGTCGAATAAACCTTTAAAGTATTATCAGTAGTGTTGTAATGAAAATACCCGCTAAGGGTTCCGGACGCTGCACCATTACTTTCAGACCATCCCGCGGCCTTAGAATCTAACTGAGAAAAGGCGTCATTAAATTGGACGCGACTAAAAGAATCCAAACTGGTTGACCAGTTCGGCAACGAATCAAATCTAGATCCATATGTTACAGCCATAATGACGCTCCTGAATAGATACTACACTTTAAGTAGGCAGTGTCTGTCTTACTCTTTCCATATCTGCCGACGATAATGCTTCTTTAAAAATTGCGAAATGATTGAACTGCCAACCCGGTTCATTATCAGTATGAAAAATTACATTCGCATCCGAAGAACTTCCTGTTCTATTGGAAAGCCCATTGTTTGTCGTGTCTGTGGCATTTGATATCGCTGATCCATTCGCATACAACAAGATCTTGTTATTAGACACATCGCGAACCAAACCGACATGATTCCATTGTCCGACACGAGAAGTGTCATCCCAAGTCAACGAAGCCGTGTTGAGTGCTGTAGCCGACTTGTCGAACGCGTCCGTAACAGTAAAGGTCACCCCGCTGCTGCTGAATTTCATTTGGAAATTGGGATGTTGAAAAACATAATTGTCATTACCGCTGTCCGTTTTAAAGCGCCGGTAATGAATTGACAAAGAGACCGGCGTATCTCGGCCTACCGATAACTGAGGAGAACAAGAACCGCCCTCCCGATTCAACTGGAATAGATCCCTGTCAATAATAGAAGAATGCTCATATGCGTCGGCGGCTTCCCATGCACGATTGATCGTCCACGTTCCACTTGCACTATCTGTACCGGTACTCGTTGTAGCGGTATGGGCTGTAATAATACTTGGAAGAAATGTATATGTTTTTGTTCCTACTGCTTGAATCTTTTCGATCTGTTTTCCACCGTAAGTAGCAGCAGCCCAAGTAATCGTAGTTACACCCGTTGCAGTACCGGTCGCTGTGGAAGCGTCCGTATAAGTAACTGTCCAGTTGTAAGTATCGTTATCCATCGCAGAAACAACAATACTGTCGCCCGAACTGCTCTGATTTCCTAAATACAAATAGTCAGTTCCCGTATGTGGCAAACCGATCCAATTTCCTATTGGAAGAGGATTTGCCTGATATGCGATTGTGTATGCAACATCAGTATTCTGTGAACAACTCTGAGTAAAAGTATCAATACCATCGTACAAAACCGGAGTTGTTGTATAGGAAGTGGAAATTGTCAAATTGAGGTCTATTACTGCGGACATGGCATTTGAAAAGCCTGATAGAGAACTATCCATCTTTCCATCAGCAATAATTGCCCTATAGCCAACGATCCCATTATTTGCGTGGGTTACCTGAAAGAACCTAGCCGTTGCCGTTTTGTCATAGCGATTAAAAGCCGCCGAAGGATGTGTCGTATTAATCAAATAATCCGTGGGATGACACACCCCATGTAGCGTTGGAGCAACATAGAAACTAATCGTCCCATTGCCGTTATCACCGCCCGTAGTAGTGGTAGCAAACCGTATCCATCTATCGCCAAGTTTGCTGAAATCATATGATTCATCATGTGTTGCAGAATCGTATGCGGTGCTATAAGCATCACTACCGGATCCCTTATGGAAACGAAGCCTGCCGTCTTGATAGATTTCACACTCACAATGATCAGCAGCAGAACTGGTACCTTGTTTGAACAAGGAAATGTTGGAACTGTTTCCTACTTTGACATCTGAAACATGAAAGATGTAATCTGTTTCACCAGTTGTATTCGACAGACCCGTTGACACTGTCGCTGCTTGAATAAAAGCCTCAGACCCGCTCACTCCGGACGGATAAAACGCAAATCCCGTGTTGTACCTAGCCCCAGCAATAATCCCATAACGGGAAGCCTTCGGATCAGAAATAGACGAGTCGAATAGATTGATGTGACGGCCCGAACCCGTAACGTCAGGTATAGCAGAACAGGCATCGTTTCCGAATTTTAAAACACTCTCATCATTAGCAGTCGCTCCTGCGCCCGGAACATTGGCTTCTAAAATATCTTTCGCCTCATAAGCGAACTCTCCCGCGTCCCGCGCTTTACTAGATTGACTGCCTATTGTTCCCATAGCAAGGGTCGGTTCCATTTCTGTTTGAACCAACGTCCCACCAATATCAGGATCGACTGCTGCATCAAAAACATATTTAACAAGAAATGGGGACTCTCTATAATGCTTTTTGATTCTTGTAAAATAACTCGCAGGTGTTTCTGTGTCTAAAACTGTTCCAAGATACGAATTCATTGATTCCGGCTTACCAGCGTTCAACCCGTTAAACGCATACAAGATTTGTTGTCGATAAGCGTCTATATTTTCATAACTTGAAGAACGAGCCGCAGCCCAAGTGACAGAATCTTCAACAGATTCTGCATCCAAAATATCGATTGACTGCCAATTTGTAGAATCAGTTGACAGATCCCAATCAGGTAGCGACAACCACATACTCAATCCTGTATATGGATTATTTAAAACAACACCTACCAATTGAGCCATCCATTCAAGGTTCTCTTTTTTAGTTGCCAAAGGATCAGTCAAGACGGACTTGGATTCTATGCCAGTTATTGAATCGGTACTTCTTTTATATTTCCAAGTTCGTAATTCTTCTCCTACAATCACTCCATATCCATATGCTGATGCAAGTAAACGTTTCGCAACTTGAGAAAATCCAAAACTACTATTAATATCAATATCATTATCCGATGAACGAATAAATTCAGGCAACAAATTATAGGTTGCATTCAATGTCGGATTATTAATTATTGAAGACGCATTTATTGTTGCAACATCTGTCAAAAAGAATGACTGACCTGCTGCCGTAGCGGCATCACAAGTAAAAACAACCCTTGCATAGTTCGCTGAAGAAGGAACCCAATTCCGCTTCGCCCCGGCTAAAGGCGTCCCCCTTTGGAAACCATACGGATATGTTGCCACCGTCAAAGGATTAATAGAAGGAGAACTTGAAGTCACATCAGCATTCGTGGTGTACGTCTGTTCATGCGTATGCGTCGAAGAAACCCATGCCCCTTCTGAAGCGGCTTGTCCCACATTGTCCAGAGGAGAAGCAACACCAGAACCTACATCAAAATATTCGATCTCAATTTTGACTATTTTACCAGCCAAATCTGTACCAATATGAGTGATTCCACTGACCTGATAACTATTTACTGAACTCACAGGAAAAAGAGGGGACTTTACTGAAAATTCACCAGCAGCAACAGAAGTAACAAGAAATCCAGTCGATCCGACACCACTCCCAAGAGAAGTTTCTTGAAGGCCAATATTCGTTAAAGCACGAGTAGATGCATTACCAGTCGTCCATCTTGCAGGATCAAATACAACCCCATCTTTTGATATTAGATTAACGGAATCCGCCATTTTAATTTACCGTAATAGTGAAAGTGCTTGGATAAGTCAACATCCCTAGATGATTCATTCTGATATCTCCGCTCAAAGCCCCTGTGCCATCAGTGGCATTAGAACCTAAAACTTCTGCCCTTACCGCTGAAGAAGTTTGGGTAAAGGAAACATTGTCGGTACCGATTGTTCCTGCTGCACTACAGGAATATCCCTTACTGCCGTTAACACTTCCGCCAGCAACCCAAACAAACTTGTTAACCACCATCTGATTCGTGGTATGTGTATCCGTGGCCCTTGTCAGTACCCAATTGGTTGATCCATCGCCTACAGCAGACACGGTATAAATTCCATTCTGTAGTGCGGCTGTTTGATCTTTGACCAACACCCGATCATTCAAAGCCGGGGTTACTCCATCGACTGCAAACGCTGCCTGCGTGGTGCTGTTAGTCAACGTGGCTCCAACTCCAAGGGTTCCATTAGCGTAAGTTGCAGACAGATTTGCTGTCGTAGCACATACCACAGACTCTTCAGGCAAGGTCAAAACAACTGAAGTTACATACTCAACACCTGCAACACCATCCAAAAGACTCACAATTTCGTTAACACGAACTACGCGATCTGCTTCCACATCCAACTTCCAATAATCACTGTCAAGATATTTTTCAAGCGCACTCTGAACAGCAGTCATGACTGTTCCAGAGGCTGCGGGAGTAGTTTTAGCAACCGTCACTGTCGCACCTATTCCAACAAGTTCAGCATTATGAACTTCGACAGTTACACCCGTAGCCGTCTTTGCCGTAATCCCTGTATTAATAGTTGCAATATCCGAAGCGCTGACAGTCGCATCTTCGATCGAACGGGTATAACCGTTAACATTTTCTCCAGCGACAACAAGCAACACATAGCCCGAATATGAACCGCCACCCGTAACTAGATTTCGATCAGCGTAACGTCGCATGTTGTAAGCCTTGGCACGAAAAACCGTTCCGGTATAATTCGTTAACACATGAGACTTCAACTGATCTTCAGTCGCTAAAACTGAAGAATAACCAGCCAATGTGGTAGTTGCTCTAGTGAAATATTCGGTATCAGTTTCCATATCTGAACCACCAGACGGTTTAGAACTCAAAACCACACTAGAAACATAAGGAACAGTAGACAACACCTGAAGAGCAGCACCATTAGAGGGCGTATTAAATCCGGTTCCAACTGCTTGAGCAGTTACTGCCACGGAAGTTAAAGAAGACGACCCAGCCAATACCGTTGCCTGTTCATCAAGCAAATACACATACACGGATCCATCCGTTCCATAATGTGCCATTGCTGTACCTGCGGCAATATTGTAACCAGCCGTATCAGCAAACGTAATTGTTACCGTCGCAGTTGCCTTAATACCATTCGATCTATCAATTCCATATAACTTCAACAATGTTTCCACGGTCGAAGAGGGCAAACGATTCGCAGCATTAACCAAATTGGCAGTTTGATATGCCGTGGCCTCCATCATCGTCGTTTCGATCTGACCCACGCGTGGAGTCCAATGAGGCATCAAGGCTCTCGCTCTTGTGAGACCTTCCTCCAAAATTGAACTAGCGGATTTATCGAATGGAGTTAGGTCCACATAAGAAGACCAATCTGGTGAAACCATTATCTACCCCTAAGAAAAGTTAACTTCGATAGTGTCTAAAGCGCCTCGCTGCTTGATCACATCCACATTTTGAAGTTTGATAGATGTCCCATAGAACTGAATAAATTCACCCAGCAAAGAAGCAGGATCGAACTCTCCGAAAGACGGATCATCTACCCCAAAAGTTGGAAACAACTTACGTTCATTTTTGTGAGTTGACATAAACGCATGTATTTGTTCGGCTTTATATGCGTTTGAATCTTCATCAACCTTAACAAAATCCCCGGTATTTGTGAACCGAAGCGGTAACGAAAGTACGTTCATAGCATCCTACTTTAGCATCAACAACAATAGGATTTTACCCCCCCTGACGGCAGTAGGAACGAAACAAACCTACGAGAGTGGTTCGTCTCCCCACATTTCAGCCCATGTGCCCGGACCCACAATCCCATCGGTCGTCAGGCGATTAATCCGCTGAAACTTCTTGACCTTCCTCTTAGTCCCCCAACCAAAGATTCCGTCAATCTTTCCGCAGTCGATACCCAAAGCACCTAAACGCCGTTGCAAAACCTTCACCCGATCTGAACGTTCCTTTCTCCGAATAGGATTCGTTCTAATCTCAGCGGTAAGAGCAGCGTGATACCTCAACAATGCTCCCCAATCCATAACAGGTTCTTTTGTTTCTTCCTTGACTCCCCCACCTGTCAAGGCAGGAGCATCAAACCATTCAGTTGATGCACGAGGCTGGTGATGCCACCACTCACCCCTAACCGTGGGATGCATCCCATACTCTTTAGCAATATTGTTAACTTCCCACTTCTTGATTCCGTTACCACACAAACCAAAATCGACCGCGTAGCAAAATCCGTCGTCCTGTTCCATGTGCCAACTTCCACGCCAAATGCCTATACCATTGAGCGCCTTAGGTCCAAACCTTCTATCAGGGTTAGCGGCTAAATTAAATCCAGCCTTGCGTTTCTTGTAGCCATCATAAAAGTATTTCTGTTTTGCATAGGTGCGGCAGCCACTAGTTATTTGGACTCGGCCACTGATGCGTGGATCAGCAAAAAAGGCTTCTAACCTCTTTACAAAACGTGGATGTAGTAGCGAGAGGTCAACCCCTCGTTTAGCGGGAATAGACATTTATTACCTTTGACCGTGCAGGCCGGGTCGGCTTATGTATTCCTCTCCTCAACCACCTATTAGTATAGAACTATCCGCTCTCCAAGGCCGCAATGCGAACTTCTAATTCTTGAATGGCCTTGATAATCGGTCCAATCAATTCCGTATACCGAAGTCCTTGCTCGTGATGTTCTTCCACAGCAGGAACGGCACGAACATTGTGTTCGGGGTCAGCCGGTAATTCAGGGTGTGCTTCAATCAATGCCTTAGTCCAAATGGCTGTATCAGAAGCAGCGTCCCCCAATACTGTTTCGACCTCCTGTCCGATCAGCCCATAGTGTGTCCTAACCCCTGCCCTACCTTCAGTTTCAATCCATTTGAACTTCACAGGTCGTAAGGCTTTGAGAAAGTCCAGCCCCAGATCAGAATCAACGATGTCTGTTTTCTGATTCTGATCAGATGTATTTATCGTTCCATTAACAGCGAATACCTCGCTCCATCGTGCGCCGTTGTAGCCAAGCGAGTAGTAATTGTTTGAGAGAGGATGACAACCGTACTGAAATAGGTTACCAAAGAACGAAAAATCGCCGTACTGATTATCAACAAAGAAGCCACCCCGTTCAAACCCGCCCCAGTCGTAACTTGGAGCAAACTGAAAGTACCGCTCAAACGTGCCCGCAGTGCCCGACGTATGCGTGCCTGTAGCCCTGACAGTCAGCCCACCATTGACTACATTGGAATGGCCGGAATGATGCAAATTGTACGCATCATTCTTCTCATCAAAAACGTACCAGTCTCCCTCCGTTCCAATCCCAGAACCATCTGTTCCCATGATCGTGTTATCCAACATGATGGATGCACGATTAGATCCGACATACTCCGTGGGATCGATCTTCATCGTGTGCCCCCACTGTGAGGTCTGTCCACCGAAACGAACAACCCCCGATGCAGTGCCATCGTCTAGTTGATGTTGCGGGTTGATAACCAACAAGTCATCTGGACGGTTAGCAATAAAACTAACCATCACTTTGTCTCCCTTTCTTGGAGGAGACCCTATATAGAACAGTGCTGGAACGTTCTCGTGACCCAACGAATTCACAGAAACTTTGATCGTGTATGGATCCGTGGTGGAAGTAACAACCTCAGTTACTTCACCTTCATGAAACCCTGAAGAAACAGGTGAGCCGCGAGAATATGACTTGGTAGGACGAGACCGATTATATTTTTGTCCCTTGTAATCAGACATTATGAATACTTTCCATACAGAGGATGATTCGTAGGAACATCCTTTGGTTTGGAATACAACCCGCTCATGAATTTGATATCCGCAGGATCTATGGTGGATTGAATCCCTTCACTCTCTTCAAGAGCCTCCCTGCCCTCAATCTCATAAGGATCAGGCTGATAAGAACTGTTGAAAAATTTTCTATCCGCTGAATCCTCTGCCTCCGTCGCTGCTTTAAGATTTTTCAACCTGTTTTGTTCAGCCAATACTTTGGCTCTTTCAAAAAACTTTATATCAGCGGGGTCTTCTGCCTCTGTAGCGGCCTCCATCAAAGGAAACGAAGAACCGGGCACAGCCAAAAGAACGGCCCAATCATCAGCATCTATGCACCCATCACCGATATAAGTCACAATCACGTTGCGGGTACCGAAAAAATGACGATCGGCAGGATCTATATCACTGATTAATGTCTCTGTTTTGATACCTAATTTGTTCCCTGCTTGCCATGTCTTGACATAACCTTCAGTCATCAGACCAAAAATACCGTCCTGATCTTTTTCCGGCATACCAATGGCCATCTGCAAGCGCTTCACATCTGTTCCACTAACACCCTTGCACAAGTCTCTAGATCCATACGGAATAACACCAAGACCTACCGATGAATCCGCCACAGTGTCATCAGTTTCTACAAGTGTGCGTGCCTGTATCTGAATAGGCTGATTATTTCCTTCACTCCAAGAAACTTCTATAATCATGTATTTGCGTGTCGTTTGGGCAGCGTCGGCATTTTCCAAGTTTTGAACGTCCTCTTGATGCGTAGTTTCACTAGGACCGAACTTGCCTACATTCTTAAATGCTACCGTCATCCCCGGTCGGAGTTTTTTCCCATTTACCCGTGGAACTAGAACTGTCGCCGTGCTTCCTTTCCAATCATCGTCATTCGTGTTAAAAGCCCAACCAAAAGGAAACCAAGCGTCATTCTCGGGAGCATCTGCATCAACCACAATGCCCGGTTGTCGTTCAATCAGAAACTCTTCAGAAGAAAAATACAAAACCCCGTATGATTCAAAGACTACATATTCCAAATCATTGGCCAAACGCTGCAAAACATCCCATGTGGACTCATCGGAATTATCGCCAGACTGACGAGTGATGTTTATCCTGTCCGGAGTCGATTGAATGAAAGCCTCTAATCCAAATTTTTCTGCCATTTGTTTTGCAAAACCGGCAGCAGAGGTATTCCAATTTGCGGCACCCTTATCTCTTCTCATTCTTTGAACAGCAGCAGAACGACATTGCAACTGAACAGAATCAGGACTGGTCGGATGCCGTTGAGCAGAAGCACTTGAGATTTCATACGCTTGACCCCGATAAGACACGGGACGACGGATTTGAAAATAATTAGCCTTCATCATTCTAAATTTAGGATCATAGATTTGCATCGACAACTGAGAGGTCATGTTGGCAGTCAAACTGACCGTCAAACCCATAACACTTTCAGTTACTTCTGCTGTGCGTTCAGTTCCAATTTCACCAAAACGCAATTGCCCCAAGTCTTCCATATGACTACTCTAGGAGGGTCCAGCGCCTAATAATTCATAAGAACCTAAATCATCATGTCCACGCCCTACACCTACTAAGCCAGCAAGCATTGGATGAGTTTCTTCATAATACCCTCCTAAAAATCCCCAATCTCCAATCTCCGATTCCTCCGGATCATCTTCATCAATTTCAGCAGGAATCTCAGGTTCAAACAAGATCGCTTTCAAATGAACAATTTCCGTATTCAAAGGATACGACTCAACTAAACTAATAGATACTCTTGCCCGAATAGTTTCTCCTTGCAGACTTTTATCCAAAGATGTAATGCTCAATGCAGTCATCCGTAGACGGTAAGGAACAATCACTCCACCATATTGAAGAAGTAGATCCTGATCTTCACCAGCAATCTGCTCAAGTGACGCTATTTGTTCCTCAATAGAATCCTTGCCACGACTCTTCCGGTCAGCCAATATCGCACCTAAAGATATCTTTCTATTTTGAGGCGAAACAGAACGCAACAAAGGTTTCTTACTTGGGCGCTGAATTTCCGAATACGCCAGTGCGCTTCCTTCATAGGTCATGTTTTTTGGCCCATAAGGAAACTCAAACGTCTTCAATATGACTTCAGACTCTTTATCAAACTCAAACGCTGGAAGATAAATACCTAATGCATCATTGAAATATTCTGGTGATGTTCCAGCGACTTCGCCCTTAGGCATCTGTCTCAATGTCAAACGCTGCGCTTGTGTTAAACGTTGAGCAACCAAAGAACCTGCATCAACCGTATCGGTGAGAGAAATATAAAACCTCGCTGTGCCTGACATTACCTAGGCCCTCTCTGCCAATTCTTTCCACCTGATCCAGAGGCCGGACCAGTCGGAATCTGTTTGCCGTCAGGCATCACCGTAAAGTGCTGACCATTAGAATGAAGGAACGTTGGAGGCTGACTCGCTCCACCCGCCCCAAAGGTCGCTTCATAATCAACCATAAAATCATCATCCGCCGGAGTGTCCTCAGTAAATGACCTGTCGATGGCCGACCTTGGAGCAGCAGCAACATTCGCCATAGCAATCAAAGCCGCCGTTGCGTCAATAACAGCATCGGTTTCTGCTTTCTTAGCGTCATGCGCCGCCTTCCAGATTTCCATATTCTTTCTAGCCAACTCTTGTTCAATCGTGCCTGCTTCCCACATCGCCCTAATAGCCTTGGTTTCAAGCGGATCGCCCATCGTTTCGCTCATGTGTTGGAGTTGCTGAACCTCTTGACTCTTCACAAAATCTTGGTAAGTCTTCTCTTTGAAACTCTCAACTTCTCTAGTAAATGCTTGTGCCCCTGCACCTACGCCGCGCTTATTAGCCTCACGCTGAAAACCTGCCGCCCCCTTATGCACAAACTCCACTAGATCGTAACCTGTCAAACCCAATGCTTGTCCTTGAGCCATAGCCGCATCTATTGCCGAAGCAGCGGTATCGTTACTAATCGTACCGGTAGTCATCAATTCTTCTAGCATCGCGTTATTCGCAGCCTTCGACTGCCCCAACGCTTCATCCACAGCAGCACCCTTATGGAAACGACTACCAAACACAACTTGACCAAAAGACCTATTAATAGCATCTGAGAACATGGTTACGCCAGCAGCCATTGTCGTAGTTTCATAATCTGCGTAGAGGCCCATGAGGAAATCACGCATAGAACCAGCGGTATCTCGTAAAGCAATATTCATTGCATCTGCGGCCTCTGTAATTTCACGAGCGCTCATGCCAGTCAAATCAGCCATCTCTAGTACAGCCGCATTAAAAGAATCCATTTCTCTAATAGCCGCTTCTCCAACCTGTTTTTGAAGAGCGCCCTTATGAGCCAGCGCATCGTCCTCTTCAAAACCCTGCTGTCTTGCCCAAGCCAAGAATGCCACCTCCGCCTCCGCTCCTTGTCCGAAGGTTTTCTGAAAATCTTTCATCTTTGAAGTTATGTTTGCCCCATTCACGCCTTTCAACTCGTCTTCGATTGCGAAACCGTAATCGCCCATGGCCGATCCTGTTTCCGCCTTTCGATCTTTCTCAGCACTTTTACCCTTGAACCACCCATAAGTAGCCATCGCCGCTGCCGCTATTCCAGCCGCGGCCATGGTCGCTGGCCCCCCGGCTGGAGACATCGCCATCAGGGCTGCAACCGACAGGCCGCCACCAAGACCACCCGATACAGCACCTGACCATCTGCCCTGTGCTTGATGTGCGCCCATCATGCCACTAATACCAGCGGCAATGCCAGCGCCTTTCAGACCCCCATACTTCGCACCAGTCATGCCACCCATCATCATGCCCATGCCACCCAGTTGCATCATCTGGGACATATTTCTGACGATCTGGTTATCGCCTCCCATTGCCCCTAGCATCATGGCACCCATAACCATGGCCCCACCACCTAGTCCGGACATACCGCCGAAGGATGCTTTTCCAGCAGCCAACGCAGCCTGACTACGGGTCGCTCCGGGTCCAGAGGCTGTGTCGGCACGGAAATATCTATACCAATCTCTTGCGCCTCCCACACGGTTACCTACACCCCAACCGATACTACTCATCGGACCCATACCAGCGGGCCGCACACCAGTAGGCCCAGCCGTCATACCCTGTCGCATAAAACCAGCCGCAGCCTGACCACCTCTGGTCATACTTAGCCAGCCCATACCTAATACGGCCAAACCGCCCAATCCACCGGGCATAGCAGCCATAGTTCCAATCAAACTATTCATTACTTTCAACAAAGGAAGAAACGCCGAAACCACATTCCTAATAACCGGCAAAGCAGACTTAAACGCTGTAACAAACTGGCTAACAAAATCTCCCAATACTGGAAAAACTTCATCTGTCAAAAACTTAAGAAAATCATTCAGTTCCGGAAGAATAATGAAAAACTCATCTTTTGTTCTTGTGATGACATCCATTATCCCACCAATAGCACCACCCAAACGGGTTCCAAACAATTCAAACTCGTCCCTATTCTCCTTAATCAACTTATTCCATGTCTTGAACCGCTCTGAAACAAAACCGCCGATACCAGCAGATCCGAAAAGATTTTTCAACATCTCCCAAGCGGCATCACCAGAATCAGAAAACTTTTTCATACTGACGCCAAGATCACCAAAGAACTTGCTAGTACCAGACTTGAAATCCCGCCACCAATCAGCGATCTTTCCCATTACCGTTGTGAAACGCGGAAGATCCTCAATAATCAACTTGACGAAAAAGTCAGTCGCCTTCTCCATGCCACGAATCATGGCGGGCATGAAGGTTCCCAAACCATACGACTGCAAAACACCCGTAACACGCATCAACCCTGTACGAAGGATCCTCTCCACATCATTCATAGCGTCGCGTAACGGAACTAAAAATACAGAACCAATATCAGCAAGTTGGTTGTATAGCGTTGTGATCATTCCCTTGAAGCCACCCATAACGGTGTCATCAAGTTTGTCAAGAGAACCCTTCATGGCGTCCGGAGTAAACTCTCCCCGAATCATTGCCCCGATCATGTCATTACCTTGGTAACTTTGAAACGACTTAGCCGCTTCTTTGTAGGCTGGACCCATACCCTTCATTTGATCAACGACAGCGGTCCTATTGCCGGTTGCCATCATTTGTGTCCAAGCCTGAGCCATGCCCTGAGTGGCTTTTACATCCCCACCAGAAAAGTTTCCAAAAGCACGCGTCAACATGCCAACATTTCTAGAATCAACACCACCACGAGACAGCGTGGAAGCGAGTTGTTGCAGATTCTGAATCCCCATCTGCGCCGTTGATCCCATCCTCATCCCGCTCATGGCGGTGCGGGCTGCCTGTAAGCCGCCCACAAACGGCGCTAATTGAACCTGTGAAAATTGCCTGTTGGCTGCGGCGATTGTTGAAACAAGACCGACAATGCCCGCGGTTAATCCAGCAACACCAACTTTCAAAAAGGACAGAGTAGAACCCCATGCGCGCATAATGGCCTGTCCAGTTGCCAGCGCAGCCTTCATGGCTACCAAACCGGCAGTTACAGCAAGGAGTTCTACACCAAAGGCTTTGAGGTTGATCTTGATCAACTTGGCCCCAAAGCGGCCCATCATCTGCATCGTTTTACCTAAGGCACGAGCAAAATCTCTGTCTAACGTCCGCGCCGCTTTATCAAGACTTCTATGTGCCTTTTTAGCGTTTTTATCAAATGCTGCAAGAGCAGCATTGACGGCAGCAGCCTTGCCAAGATCTGGGTCTATTTCAACCCTGATAACTACTTTCTGCTCAACCGCCATATCACGGGCCTTTGCTAGTTCATATCAATCTAACGTTTATTCCTAGCCTTTTCTTGTGCCTCCATTACAGCAGCACGTTGTTCGGCTATTACTGCACCACATGCTACCCGAATGGCCCATTCATCTTCAGTAACATCTAGCATTTTCAAAGGATCAGTTCCAAACACTTCTCCTAAAGTAGCGGCGGTCTGAATTATAGAAGACTCTTGTAATTCCTCTATAATTCCGTCGTAGGGTTTTCCCGTGTCTCCACATCCTCGCCATACCCGGCATGATCCAAAATAGCCAAAGCCGTGGACTCAAGGTGGGGGTCGATCCCATAAAATCTACGAATGCCGTCTGGAATAGGACGAACATCGTTTGTCATTTCTAGAATCTCAGGGGAAGCAAAAGTTACATCAATACCATTTTGGTCCTGAACAACCTGATTCTGTATCAAAATAGCCTTACAGGTTGAACCAACCACATAGCAGGCAAACTTCAACGGATCAAAACCGTCCTTGGTATCCTCGCCAGAGTTCTTCCGCCAAGCACGCAACTGGTTCTGAGTGATATTCGGAGAGAAGCGAACGGACACTCCCGGTCGCTCTGGAACGTCGATTTCAATTTCCGGACGTTCGACCTTTTTACTGACCTCTGCTCGCAATTGTTCAAGGACGGTAGGTTTGGACTTTTTATCCTCCAACCCAGAGTCCATAGAAATGGTTTCTTTAATGTCGGCGGATTCTGCCATTATTCACACTCCTGATATGACATTCGGTTAAACCGAATATTACACCCGTACTAAAGGGTGTTTCAAGTTTAAGTTATTGGTTATTAAATTAAGCAGCCAAAGGACCAATTGAGAAGGTCAGGCTGTAAACCGCCGGAGCGCCCGAAGAGGCGTCGCCGTCTGTTTCAGTCATCCCAACGCAAAGGGCATCCGTATAGAGCCGCTGTGATGCCGGGTTGGCAAGATCGCAATCAAGTTCGACAATGGTGATGTTGTAGTAAGCCTCGCCCACTAGAGGACGAAGAATACCCAATGGGGCACCATCACGAGATGTTTCATAATGACGGGTAAGAGTAATGTCACCGATATCAGCGGGGGCACACAATGTTTCTGGGAAACGCGCCCCACCATCATAAACCTTTTCAACAGCCGCAGTGATTTCCCCACCGCTTACCTGAGCAAAATACTCCTCAAAACGAGGGAATTGCTCAACGGCATGGCCGGTTGCTGGTTCGATACTTGCAACAATTTGCCGCTGTGAAAGTTTCTTAGCCATTTAAACTACACTCCTTTAAAGAACACCGGCTGTCAAATTAGACTTAGTGATGTTGACTGTGATTTTATCACCAACAGCCGATACCCTGACTGCAACATCTGCGGTAACTTGACCAATATTTAAATTGGTATCACTGTTATTGGTACTATCTACAATCACTGAATAGCCCGGATCTAGTCGAACTCCATCTGATCCATAAGCCTCATACAAGCCTCCTGACTTGCGAATAGGCTCAAGAATACTAACAATTGAATTCTTGATCTTCAAGAAAAGAGCGCCACGCCCATCAATTGTTTGAAACACATGATCCTCAAGGCGCTTCTCACACTGATAAACAACATGGTTCAAAGTGTCTCGTGAAGTAATGAAACGCCAATCGTTTTCCGTAGCGGAAGCAGACCGTGCGCCATACACACGAACCTTGCCGTTGATAACTCGCAAAGCGTTGATGCGAGCATTATCCAACTCGTCACCAGTGGCCTTGTCCATCAACTGTGTGGCAGGCATTGACAAACCAGTCACATACTTGGCTTCCGAAACCAAACCTGCTCCTACCCGCCACGGTCCACCAGCAGCATTAGCAGCCTTGGAACGAGTAGCGCAAACGTAGGCATCCGGAGCAATCGATACCGCCAACCCGGCCTCAGCCGGATCCGGAACCTTTACCCACGGATAGTAAAAAGCAGCGTAATGAGCATCAGTGTCCGTATAAATAGCGGGAGATGCCGAATTGAGAGCCGTTTTAGAACCTGTCGCCGTATTTGTAGATGCAAATGAACAAATAGCAATTCGATCATTCGTTTTGGCATGATCAATAAGGGCGTGCCAATAACCAGAAGCCGTAGCAATACCGGGAATAGCCACAGCGCCCGGACCAACGTCCTTATTTATTTTGGCCAGAGCCTCAACATAATTGTCTGTCGCACCAGCATTTGTAACAAGCGTTCCCTCAGCGCCACTAGTCATCGCATTTACAACCGTAGTGACAGGCATATTTGTTGCACCAGATTCTTTGGCAACGGTCACAAGATGCTTCACATCGTTAGAAGCATTAATTGTGTTAATAACCTCATCCAAAGTCGAAAGGTCAGCAGTTGTCAAAACCGTTTCCCCATCTAGAACAACCTTGATCCGAACACCAGCAACATCACCGGCAATAACCTGAACGCTCAAATTGGCTGCCCAAGCGCCCACATCAGCAGCAGTGAAAGTAGCCACCGTGGAACCATTACTGTCAAGGATCGCCCTTGTGCCTGCAACGGCATCGTCGGCTACAGCACGCATAACCTGAAGGCGAGAACCGCCCTCTTCAAAGTACGTCTGAGCATGTGCGTATAAATTCCCAGAAACATGCCCACCGAAATACTTTTTGTATTCGGTAAGATTCCGAACAAGGGTAGGTTCAGTTGACTTACCCCTAACGGTCGTTCCTACGAAAAACGCCTGACCCGAGATTGCTTCTCCAACAGTCGCTGGGCCACTGCGAACTGCGGTATTTACTACGATCCCCGGCATTCGTGCGCCTCCACTTGGCTTATTGCGGACTTACGTTTGAAAATCTTACATGCCATAAACTGTGTTTCATTGCATGTATCAACGGCATTACTTTATCACTTAAGGCTGCCACTAAGCAGAAGGTGTTACAGATAATGAAGCAGATGAATAAGCACCTGTTCCTGCACCGTTTAAAGCAGCAACTCTAAATAGATATGTAGTTCCGTTAGTTAGACCCGTTACCGTATGGGCAGGGTTGGTCGTACCCGTATCAGCGACCGTTGTAGACCATGTGGTCCCGTTATCTACCGAATATTGAATTGTGTAGCCAGTGATTGCGTAAGTTCCTCCACCGTCCCAAGTGGGTGCTTTCCAACTCAACAAGGATTGGGTATTCCCTCCGCCAGCCCCAAGGTTTGTCGGAGCGTTAGGAACCTTTTCCATGAGAGTTTCATTGACAATATTTGTCAACACGGCTCCCTTAACAGCGCGAGTAACTGTTTCGTAAAGACTCAAGTCATAACTCAAAAATGATGCTGCTAAAAAGCGTTCCCCTTTAAGAAGTGTTAAGTCAGAAAAATCTTCCGTAATTGTTCCCTCATCGATCTTAATATCGCAATCCTCACCCACCGCCTCTGCCCCACGAAGGGCTGGTCTATCTAGTAAGGCATCACGAACAACCATCGTCATGTGGTCGCGAGAAGTAGTAACAACATCCGGACCCGTAGCCCGAACCCAAACATACGTTCGCATCCTGTAAATAACTTGATATGTCGGATCAAGCGTGCTTGACATACTTTCACGAACAATCTGAGACGTTGATTCAACCAAAGTGATAATCGTTGGCCAGTTGTCCATTGTCAACGGCTCAAATGTCAAATACTTAACTGGATTTGGAAGTTCAGTTGACGACAAACCCAAATTATTGCGATAGTTCAACACCCGCGTAGGCAGGTCAGACGCTAGAAAATCGCTGACATACTTTTTGGCCGCTGCTGGGCCTTCCATTGTTGCAGGCATCAGTCAAACACCATCGCCTTGATTCTCTTGTATCCTTGCATTCCCTTAGTACCATACAACAGATATTCACCCACCTTTTCACCCAAATCATGGGCAAATCCTTTAGGGACGAACACTAGTTTTCGGGCTGGCATAAAACGAGTACCATGCTGATGAAACCTTGCGTACTCTAAATCTGTACCAAAAGTTGCAGACCTATGACCAATACGATTAACCCGCCCGGACAGAGTCGTTAAATACCAGTACAAATCTCCTTCACGAATCATGGTCGGAAGCGCCCCGTAATGAGCAATCTTCCAAGACTGGTATTCCATGTCCAGAGTGTTCCACGCTTTACCAGAAGCGAGACCCTGAGTGGCAAAATTCAGTCTGTTGGCTTTTTTCATTTCGTCCCGCGCCCACCTCAACACAGAATGAAAACTCACAGACCGTCGAACCATTCCAGCAAAATAGGCTTTGACCCGCAGCGTTCCCCGTGCTTCTATCTTGCTCATATTAAGCCACTCTGACGCGACGCCATCGTTTGACGGAATTCAGTTCCTCTTGAGTGAAGCCTGTTTGGACAGGGGCAACATTTCTCGTAGTCAAATCTTTCATACCGACTACATCATCGTGGAGGTTCTGTACCTCCCTAGAGGCGGCGCGTAGAACTATTAATTTCAATGCACTCGTATTATCATTCGTAGCGTCTAAGCCAGCCGTGTAGGTAATAACAATCTTGTCATTATCTTGCACGTTAAACATATCTACGCCATATCTTCGTACTACATAATGTTCACCAACTGTTTGAGTCGTAGCGGAACTCTCTGTCTGCCCTTGAACAGTCAACGACTCCACAGAAACGACCGGCGAACGACGCGTGTACAAAACAAATGGAGGCTTAGTCACATCAGTAACCACAGAAGATGTTCGGTCAATGTTGTAGTCATAGAAAAAACTATACGCAGAGGATCCTGAATAATTAGCCGGTGCAACATGCGATTCTGAAAAAGACGCAGCAGAAACTGGACGCCCGATGTAATGCTCCAAATCTGCCTCCAAACCGTCAATAATCATTTGAGCAGCATCTTCTTGAGTATTGCTGAACGAAATGTCCATATATTTTTTGATGTCAGAAATAGTTACTAATGCCATATCTCAAGCACCCTTTAACGACGGTTGCGGCGAAGCCAATTGGCCGCTGCCCTAGCACCACGGGCGGCCCCACGATTAACAACATCCATAAAACGAGGACGACGACGACGCCGCGTAGCAGTTCTAGGCTCAGTATCTGTGGAGGTATCAGGGATAGGCAACTTACTCGCTCCGTTCTAATCGTTAATCATTTCAAAGTTTAGCCTATTGCTTGGATGCCACGGCTCTAGTATGGTTTTGTTCAATGTCTTCCAAGACCATGCAAGGTAGAAATCGATTAATACGGACCTTAAGCGAAAAGGGACACAGTTTGTCCCAACTAGCAAACAGATTTGACCTTTCCAAGTCTAGAATATCTCAAATAGTCAACGAGAAAGAAAATCAAGATGAGTGAAGAATTCGATAAAATTATTGGACGCATGTCGCAAACCTCCGAATCGAACAAACGTTCTGGACTGGGATCCATAATCGGTTTTGCCGCTGCCGCTTGTTGTATCAGTTTCTTCGGCGGACTGCTACTCATGTGGATGAACATGATTTTGGTTAATGAGTTTCCTAACTTTTCAGAAATTCAACCGGGCATAGGCTTTCTTGCCGCCTCAAGATTCTTCTTTCTCATCTTCATAATGAGATGTGTTTTTGAAGCCCTACGAAATACTCAAAAGAATTCCTGAATACCCCTTGCGAAAGCAAATCTCACTGTGTATCTTTTCGGCACACGGTAACTACTAACTAACATAACGAGGAGGACACCGTGAACGAAATGACTCAGGAAGAGCAGGAAGTCCTTAACCGGATCTTGACCTCTAACGCCTCAGAGGCCACAGAGACTGACAAGGCAGCCAAAGCGGAATCACGCAAGATCCGCCAGCGTCGCAAGATGACGGCTGCCTACAAGGCACACAAGGCTTTGGAAACCCTCCACCCGGAGGAATACCAGAGGATTTACGAGGCTGCCTTCACGGCCTTGGGCACAGACGAGCGGTACGCCGACACCGTCTGACCTAAATACGCCAGAGAAAAGGGAGGGCTTCGGCCCTCCTTTTTCGCGTTCCACCACACTGCTACAATCTGGTGTAAGGTCTACAAATGGTTGGTCGAAGCGACGTAATTAGCATCCCCGGAGTGACATTTCTCGCTCCCGATTATGGTCCTTGTATCATCTGTGGACACCCAACTGGTGATTGCACAGAAGAAGACCACGCCATCACTTTCATGGACGAAAACTCTGACAGCGTCCTTGTGGAAGAAGACATCGTGGAAAGGAGATGGGTAACTCCTAACCATTTAGCGAAGGTGCTAGTAGTAGCAGCAGGAACACATATCAGCAGGTCAGAGGCAGAAAAATTAGGACTGGTTTAACCCTTTTAGTATACCGGTCTAGTGTCATACTGTGAGTCCTTCTAATAAGACCTCACAGTAAGCCAGAGGATTGAAATGCTTAGTAAAAAATTTGTAGACTCGTATACTCAAAAATCACCCCCTTGGGGATTCAACGGACTTGGATACATAGTCTATAAACGTACATATGCACGAATCCTTGATAACTCGTACTTCTGGCCTACCCCCACGGAAGTACAAAAAAGAGTTTCAGAATTGAAGCCCAGTCTCCACGATCTAGATGAACCCAAAGTGGACCGAATGGTGCAAGACGCTAAACAAGGGTGGAATCTTTTAGACGAAAAAATCGCTATTAGCAACGATGGATTCATCATCGACGGTCATCATCGTTGGACCGCCATGAAAAAAACAGGACTAAGCAACGAAATTATTAATACAGACGAAGTTGATTTGCCTATTGACGAGATTTGGGGACCAAAAACTCAACGAACAGAGGAATGGTGGCAAACCTGTCAACGAGTCGTAAACGGCGCTAACGAAATCGGGGCAGAACTAAGCGACGAAGAATCCGAACGTCTGTTCGACTATATGTTCAACCTCAAAGGGACGCCCGGTGGGCGAATGCTTTGGCAATTGGGAACTCCCAACAACTTCCGACTTGGTGGCGACAGCCTTTGTAACTGCTGGTTCGTAGATATTCAAAAGCCTGAAGATTTTGCATGGATGTTTGAACGCCTCATGCTAGGAGGGGGTGTCGGATTTTCTATCCTCAACCCCCACCGATTAGGAGTTGTTCGACAGGGCGCTGTGGATAACCACAATGTGTCAGATGCGGATTACATCGTTCCCGACAAGCGTGAAGGCTGGTCCGAATGTCTTCTACGCGCAATAAAAACTTATCTTGGAACCGCAAATGATCCGACAGAATTTTCATACTCCACCCAACTTGTCCGACCAGCAGGCGCTCCTATCCGCACATTCGGAGGAACCGCATCAGGACCGGACATTCTCATAAAAGGCATTACAAAAATCTGTGCAGTTTTAAACGGAGCCATCGGACGAAACCTCCATGCTGTAGAAGTCTTAGACATCTGCAACATCATCGGATCTGTTGTCGTTGCAGGCAATGTCAGGCGCAGCGCAGAAATTGCTCTCGGTAGTCCATTCGATATCGACTACCTCAGCGCCAAACGCTGGGACATAGGGGAAGTCCCCTCACACCGCGCCATGTCAAACAACAGCGTCGTTACCTCCAATATAGAGGGCATACCTGATGTGTTCTGGGAAGGATACAAAGGTAACGGAGAACCATACGGTTTGTTCAATCTTGACGCATCACGGAAATACGGTCGCCGTGGAGAGATCCGCGAAGACCCTTCCATCGCTGGAACTAACCCGTGCGCTGAGATCGGTTTAGCCAATCGCGAGTCTTGTAACCTCGCAGAAATCATGCTGCCCAATATCGAAAGTCAAGAAGAACTAATTGACATTTCGATGCTTCTCTACAAGGTTCAGAAAGCAGTTGCATCACTTCCATATTTAGATCAGGAATCAGACGACATCACTAGCAAAAACATGCGTCTCGGTCTTGGCGTTACTGGTGTCGCCCAAGCCCTTGACAAACTTGATTGGCTTTCCCCCGCATACGAAGCCCTTCGTGATTTCGACAGGCATTGGTCCTCTTACAAGGAGTGGCCAACCTCTGTCCGTCTCACAACAGTAAAACCAAGCGGAACGTTAAGTCTTCTTGCTGGCATCACTCCCGGTATACATCCGGGCTACAGCAAACATCACATTCGCAGAGTTCGCATGGCATCAACTGACCCTCTATTGGACTATTGCGAAAAACGCGGCTACCACGTTGAGTGGGTTGAAAACGATGACCGAACCAAGGTTGTCGAATTTCCTTGCGAATTTCCAGAAGGAACAACTCTCGCTCACCATATGACGGCAGTTGAACAATTGGAACTGCAATGTCGGATGCAAGAAGAATGGGCAGATAATGCTGTTTCGGTAACTGTTTATATCAAGTCAGGAGAATTGGAAAGCGTTCAAGAATTTCTGAAAAAGAACTGGCCGACAATGAAATCCGTTTCCTTCCTTCTTCACAACGAACACGGATTCACTCAAGCCCCCCTAGAAGAAATAAATCAAACCAAATACGAAGAGATACTTAATCGCGTCAAAGACGACAAAATTCTTGTTGGTGGTGGATTCAGTGAACTGCTTGACGATGACTGTTCCACCGGAGCATGTCCCATCCGGTAATATTCGGATATGCCCATTCCTGCCTCATTAACGCTGAATCAAGTTGTAGAGGCTCTAGATGCTTCTATAGATGCAGGAGCATGGACAGAAACAGAAAGCATTTGCGGACACTGCTACTACGTCGGCATTGTGTACCAAGCAGACCCCGACATCGTTGGCCCCCTACCTCCTAATCCAATATCATCTTGTAAGGAATGTCTAGTACATCGTTCCATGTGGGACTCTTATCTAGAAACACACCCCTAAGATATAAACTATGAAAATCTTTGAAGAAGTTACAATAGATCAGATTATTCAAAACGCTTTATATTATCGCCGGTTGTTAGCCAATGAATCAATACTCGTATTCAAACAATTAAACCTCGCCCAACCAGATCCTGATGTTTTAGATAAAGAAGGACCAGATCACCTTCGACTCATGTGGTCTTTTTACTGTGATTATGACTTCATGAGAGAAACACCCACTGGATACAAACCTTGGTATGAGCGAACAGATTTTTGTGATGTTCTGTCTCGCTCGGATGCAGTAGGAACGATAACCGGACAATACCATTCGTTTCTTTTAGAGCGCACTGCCGAAGAACAACCAGAAGTCATGAGATCAGATGAAATTGTGGGCAATTGGCATAAAGACCATTACCACTACTATGCTCCAACCTCTGTTATCGCAATGAACATGCACACATTCAAATGCCCTCCCAGTAACGGAAATACCGTTATCGTAAATCTTGAAAACGCCTACGACGATTGTCCAAAACACATACTGGACTACCTACGAGACAGGAGTTTTATTTACACTGATGTTTGCCGCTGCGAGGATCCTCCGCTGTCAGCAGAACATCCAACATTCTCTACCCACCCAGTCACAGGAAGAACATCTTTGTGTTATCCCGGCAGGGATGGTGGTGGAGGTCTTGCCTGCACTCCCTCCGACGGGTCCGTGGAACAATGGCAAAAATACGAAGACTGGATCTGGGACTATATGAATGCGCCTGAAAACCAGTTCAGAATGGAATGGGAAGAAGGAGACTTTCTGATTTGGGACAACAGATCTTGCATACACAACTACTTCGGTGGCTGGAAAAAAGAGGACCGAATCTTCGATCGATTTTGTATTGGAGTTAACACTCCATTTTACAATGGGCTAGACAGTCCATATTATGAACCAGAGATACTATGACACCTGCCATTCCACAAAGAGTAGAAGTTTATCGAAACCTTCACAAAAACTGTTACAGCGTGCGCGCTCTCAATGGAGAAAACAAAGGCCGGGTTATTGATCACGTTCAATCCATCATCCTCAAAGACGCCACATTCGTAGTTCAGCCAGCAGGAAGAGACAGAGTTCTACAGGAAAAGCGTAAAAACGTCCACGCTTTTGTTCGTGGAACAATCACAGACCAGCCCGTTTCCCACGGTCTGTCCGTAAGATACGACCCCTACCTCAATGATGCTTTTATCGTTACCCGACCCACATGGTCAAAATATTACGATGAAATAATCCGAAAAGCCAAACAAGTCGAAATGTCCTTTGAAGAAGGACATTCAAAAATCAAAGCCTCACTCTGAAAGTTCGGCCTCTTTCCGGGCCTTCCGATCCTCAACGGGATCTTTCACCTTACGTTCCACCTGAAGAATCTCTTTGGTATCAAAATGATGAGTACCGGATCCACGCTTCAGTTCGCCAGCCTTCGTAAATGGGCCATAGCATTCAACCCACTCAGAACCTTTGGGATTAATCACATATTCTACGAACTTGTACCATCCCGGCTTATGTGCCTTGACACGAAAACGACGACCCTTTACTAACGGCAATCCCGCTCCGTGGTACTCATCGAAATACTGCCAGCCCTCTGCTATCCGGTCGGCAAGCCACTTCTCGCGATGCTTAATATTTGCACGCCGCGCTTTGGCGGAAATCTCTCTAGACATAGCCCCTTCTCTTTCTATCTATCTTACCTAACTAGTATACCACACCTGTCAAATCGTCTTCTAACGAGAAAGCCCCCCGGATTGCTCCGGGGGGCTTCTCTATGTCCTGTATTTCAGTCAGTCACTAGGACTCACTCCATTCGGTTTAGGAAGGAGCGGCGTCGAAGGTGACCTTAACGAACGACTCAGGACGCTTCACCGCAAGGGCGAGGCGCTGCTCGGCCAGAACGACGATTGCGTTCCGAACGAAGAAGTCGCTGTGCTGTTCGCTGACTCGGATTGTGGCCTCTTCCCGGTCGTACAACTGGGCACCCTGACCGAACGAACCGATAAGGGCAGTGCCCGAAGCGATCGCGGGGGTGTCCACGACAGGAATCCGCCAAATGCGGGCCTCTGCACCCTGAACGATGGAAACTGCCATCAGGTACTGACCGTTGGAATCCTTGGTCAGTTCGATGTCTTCCCAGTCGTTCGGGTTCAAAATGACGCCCGACGGCTCGTAGTAGGCGAGGAACGACAGAGTCGCTGCACGCCTAATAGCATCAGCCTTGGTGTCCTTGACCGGAAGGGTCGCACCTGCGGACCATGAGTAGGTCTGAATACCAGAGGTGTTCAGAATACCCGTAAGGTCTTCGCTGGTACCGGCACCCGAAAGGATCTGATGATCCTCATGGAGCCGAAGGCCGTAAAGGAGTTCGTTGTCGATGATCGACCGCAACTGCGGCTCATCGGCAAGAACATTACGGTGAGCGGCTTCCCAGTGAGCAATGGTCCGAACCGGTGCCTGCACGCCCGTGAATGCCATGGTCGTCTGCGGCTTTGCGCCGAAGGCTGACGAGGCACGCTCAGGAACAACGCTGGCAGCGTTGGTGAACCCGCTCATGCGGAAATACTCAATAACAGCAGCGTTGGTGCGCCGGGTCGGGAAGAGATCCCGAACTCGGGTCCGACGATGCTGCTGCGTTACGATTGGATCACGAGTGATCGTGCCAAACGAAGCAGGGGTGCCAGACGGCAAAGCCGAATAGACATCCTTCTGGCTGTAGTCGCTCTCGTAGAGAGACTTGGTGCCATAAGGGCTGTCCATGGTGCCACTGCCACGATTCATCATCGCCTGAAACTCATCAGACTCAATGAACGCTTGACCAAGGCTCTTAACGCCGGTAGGAACGGTGACCGAAGCCAACGTGCCATCAGCGTCTGCGACCTTTGCAAGAGATTCAACCGGAGCCTCTGTGCCCCAATCCGAAACCGTCTGCATGTCTTCCATGGAATCAATCAAGGACTTGATCTCCTTGATATCTTTCATGTTGGTGTCAAAAGCGGCCTTACGCTCCGAATCGATGATGATTGCACCATCTTCGGTGCGGAAGGAATCCGCAATATCGTTATTGGCTGTCATCTTCTCGCGCAATGCGCCCTGAAGTTCTGTCAGCCGACTGTCATCAAATGCCATAGTCGCTTACTCCTGTTCGTTTCCGACTAATAAATGTTTTTATTTATTCAGTCGGCTTAGGTAAGCACCGCGGCCGATATGAACAGAAGTTAGTTTAGATTACGATAATACGCCTTCATTGCAACTGCTATAGGTAGTGGTCTATCAATCTTTCCACTTATCAGGAAGTAGATCAATACAAGACAGCGCTCTAGCACGTTTCTTTATGTGCCTTTTAGCCGCAGGCTTATTCTTTGCTCTACCGAAGGCTTGTATAGCATTCTTTAAATCACCGACATCACGAATCGGGTATGACCCGTCAGGCATCGCAATACCCTCCTTCGCATACTCAGAACGTCGCTCATTTGTATAGAACCGCTTTCCGGCCACCAAACCTCCACCCGGCAACGTCTCAATTCCTCGTACTCCACGATTGATCAAAGGCTCCCAATTTCTTTGTGTTGCCTTTGGCAAATTGATTATCCGTCTACGGCGACGCATCGTGGGTGTATCTATAACCAGACGCCTCTTATTTGGAGAACTTCTAACAGCGCTGAACTCCTCCATCGTCTCGCACGGCATCCATTTGCCGACCCCATGTTGATGTGCCCCAGCACAACCCAAAGGACCAGCGGCGTCTTCCGCTTCTGCACGGGTTCTGAAAACCAGTTTCTTGTCAGCATCATTTACTTTTGTTTCAGCACAACCCTCACAACAAGCAGACTTTTCTTTTCCATCTCTTGCTTCCCGATATGCCTTCGATCCCTTTTTGATGAGAATCACCAACAACTTTTCGGATTCGCAAAGACCCCAACCATCACCCTTCCGATGGGCACCGGTACAGCCAAGCATCTTCCCTACTTTAAGGGCTTGCTTCTTCGTGGGGAGAACCGTCTTAGCGACGGAATCTTTAGCCACCTTCTTCTCCATCATCAACAACTATTGTGCTTCTATGAGGCATCGCCCGTGCTGCTTCTAACAATTCGTCATACCTACTTACACTGACAGACTCTTCCGCAGTATCCCGATAAGGACTCTCAGACATATTAATAAACGGAAGAGGCGTCTTCAAATGTTCCTCTCTCCATGTATCTGACGTACCAAAATAATTTAACCAGTTATTAAGAACCCCTTCATGGTCTGCATAAATGGTAAATACGTTGTCTTCAACGGCCATGATGGCCCCACCACTACTTACTACATGATTGTCATAGTTCATACAAGCCCCAAGTCTGACAATATCTCATCAACAGGAAGAACTCCGTTCGGAGCAACTGTATCAAATTGACTATTTAATGCTTGCCTCATCTGGTCAACACCAGCAAGATACTCCTGACGGTTTACCATTCGTTCACGCAAATTTGGATCATTTATCATTTCCTGTAACCGACTAAGCATTTCTGTAACCTGTTCACGCAAAGCCTCTTTTCGGGCAGGATCGGCAGCCACCACCCTTCTAATATCATTAAGTATTCCGTGATCCATTGAAAAATCACTATTTGCATATCTGTTTACACGACTCCTACTCGCCCTTCCAATCCGCGCCAGATCCGCTGGATACACATGACCTTTAATTGTCTCATTCCCATTAGCATCTGTAACTTTCTCAATATTAATCATGCCATTTCCGTGGTGTCTGTCTGAAACCCCAAGAAACCAGTTAAGCATCATGTGTCCTACGCGGCCTTCCAGCATGGCGTCTTGCATCTCTACGCTGTATGTCGCAAGATTAAAACCGCTTGACAGATCTACATCATCGAAATCTTCGGCCCCATTCCAAGCATGTTCTAAAACAATCGCACGACCTGTCTCCCCCGTAGCAAATGCGGCTGGCCCCAGCCCATTCTGACGACGACCACGACCTAACATCTCACCATCCTCACGACCGGGCATTGTTGGAAGACCCATACGGTGAGCAATTTCTATGCCAACCAATTCGGCTAATGCGTCATAATCTCCGTTATCTCTATTGGAACCGTGTTTAGAAATTTTGATAAACACACCCTCTCTTCCAACAGTCCCATCTGGCCTACGCTGGGCCAAAACATACGTTGTTCCGATATTGCCCTTATTGGCCGCGACAAGTAGAAATCGATCATCTCCAATAGTCGCATTGTCTGCTCTAGCGGGACCATTACTTTCACCATCCGGATAAGTCAAACCAGCAGCATTATTCAAAATAGCGTTACCTAAAAAGGCATCAGGCACATCCGACAAGTCTCCTCCACCACGAACATGCCGATCAGCATCCAATTGAACATTCATTCCATAATGGCCAACCGGAACAGAATCAATAACAACATTGCCTTGATCGTCTATATGACCCGGCAAACCCAATCCAGCAGGGCGAGGTCGTGGGTTGGCTCCTCCACCCAGCCTCCCCGGCAAAACCCGATCAGGATTATGCACGACACCGTTTCCGATATCGACGGGGTCAACACGATCTCCAAGCGCCACATTCCTTCGGTACGATATTAAATCTTGGTGCAGTTGACCCATCGCTGCTTTAGATTCTTCTCTCCGTTGCTGCAATGTCGCGAGATTGGACACTCTAGGAAGATTTTCTAGTTCGTTCAGTATTTCCTGAACTTCAGCAAGATGAACATCAACTTGATTTTCAAATGCCTCATCAGCATTATCTAAACTATTTCGTATCTCTCTTATGCGAGGTTCAAACTCGTCCAAAACTTCCCGAACCACCTGAGCATGAACACGCTGTTCATTGGCACGCACAAGTGAGTTAATGTCCGATTCAAGGGCAACCTTCCTATCAATCAAGGCTTGTAGGTCAGGATCAGGATTATTTGCTCCCATCCGGGGTAAAGCAGCCCGATCCAATATCCCATTTTGTATGTCAATTAGGTCTCGTGCCATCTCCATTGGGACATCAGCATCCTCAGGCATATTATTGATATGCCTTTCGATCTCTCTGAACCTTGGTTCATTCGCATTCACAAAGTCCCGGTTCATGCGAAAGATTTGACGCTTCTGAACGACTTCTTTCTTTCTATGCAGCGCCGCCAAAATTTCTCTACCCCTCTCGGCCACCGCTTCAAAATCGGAGGGTGCTTCGCCTTCATCGGGATCCCAATTATGAGGCCGCAGATTCTGCAAATGCTGGTTCAGAACAATCTCATCTGCGACGATACGAGCCAAAACTGCTTCATCATCCATGTTGTTCGCTACCGCATCATCCAAATCGGCTTCATCCCAGCCCCGATTGAATGCCCCAACTTCCCTGTGAGCCGCCACAAGTTGTTGATGCCTTGTACGGCGCTGTGCAGCCTGCGCGTCGATACGCTCTTGACGCCTCTGACGCTCCGCAGGAAGTTTATTTTCTTTCAGATTACGCAACGACCTCTTTATACCTTGCAGTTTTCGACGTTCATCTTGCCTCTGCCCTCGTGGAAGCAACGCGAGCCGCCGGTCGATATCCAGTAAGGCACGGTCAACATTCGCCTCATGCCCTTCTATTTTCGCTACACCATCACGGAAGCCGTCGTTTCGTCGCGTCGGCCTTCCATTCCGCATACCGATCGCACGTTGAATCTTTTTGATATCAACCTTGTAGTTGTATACGGCATCAGGATTGGAATCCAGCCGACGATTCTGTTGACGGATACCGCCTACAGGAGAAATGTCCGTCGCTACCTCAGGTGTCTCCGGATCTGGTTGATCCACAACACCCTCAGGACGATCATCCGCATAAGGTGCGTCTAGACGATCAGGATGTCTAACAATCATTCCACCAGAACCACGAAGCCGTGGTTGTTCCGGGTCCATAGGACGCGCAGCAGCCTGCTCATCCCACAAATCGTTATAGCGCCTAGCGACCCAATCGGGAATATTTGGTTGGTTATCGTAGTTGTTACGAAGTACCTGCATCTCGTCCCGAAGTTCCAGATGATCCATTTGATTGACAGGACGGCCATGCTCTTCAGGCACCGGTACACCATCCGCGTCAACAAGCAACCGATCTATCACCGGCTCCTCCGCTACCCCTTCGTCAAACGCTTCCCTGCCATTCCGCATGGCTATGGCCCGCGCCAACTCGGAAGCAGCAGTTCGACGCCTTAAGACATCACCAGAATCATCAAAATTTAGAATGTGGTTTCGTTGACGCTCAACCCACTCCGCCAACTCATCGTCATCCATATTGGCAAGTATTTCCATACGTTCACGATGGTACCGATTTACATCATCCCCCTCCATCTCTGCCATCAATTCTCCATGACGATCGGCAAAGCGCCGCATCAAATCTCTATCTTCGTTATCGCCAACAGGATCAGCCTGCACCGCTGCAATTATCCTCTCAGCCAAACCCGAACGATCCAGTTCCTCTAACCCATCACCAAGATCTTCTGGTCTGCCAGCCTCACGACCTTCATCACCCATATGCATCCGGACGTACCTTTTGGCACGAGACACACCTCCTTGATTGGGTCGTGGACCTAGCGCTTCCGTTGGCCACTCATCATTCAAAATCTGTGCCCGCTGCTTGTCATTCAAACTGGCGATACTTTCCCTACGCTGGCGTCGGCTTTCCGGATCAAGATTGGGGCTGTCCCAATTCAAAAACTTGATTGCAGGAACACCCTCTGGAACATCTATTTCATCTCTGGTGTCTTGCCGTGGATCAGTATCACCACGTTCCGGATTTACATTTAGCCTCCGCAACTCGTTCAAACGAGCCTGATAAGAACGCCTCAAACGACCATGCACAAGCCCGTCTTGAACATCCACAGCGTTCTCAACAGCCTCCGCCAGATGTTCCAACCGCTCCAACTCAAATTCCGGCTCTTCCGCAACGGCTTGGACAAACCTCTGAACCTCCGCCTCCGTCCAGTCGATGTCCCCATCTACGCCCAGTTCGATCTGGTGTCGAATCCCATCCATAATGATTTCGTCGCCAGATCTAACCCCCGACGGGAGACCGCCTCCTTGACTTTCAGGAGTCGCCGGAGCCACGCCACCGGCACCGTCACGCTGCAACCTTGCTGCTAGATCGCCTTCTCCGACAAAGTTGTTGTAGCGCTGGAATTCTTCGGCATAAGCCGCCGCCACATAAACACCTTCCTCGTCCATTGGTTCAGGACCAGCGGCTTCCGGCCACCCCGCAAGGACATCCGTGCCATCAGGACCAAGATGTTCCTCCGCACGCATACCTGCGGCACTGTCGATTATTTGCTGACGCTCCTCCGGAGACAAATTCCGTATGATCTCTTGTCTACGGCTATCCGCTTCTACATCGAAGTTCTCCCATGGGTTGTTGGGATCTTGGCCAGTGAACTCATAGCCACGCCCTTCAGGTGTAGCATTCGCATCCCGCCTATTACTTTGTTCTTGAAGTATCAAGTATCGTTGATTGAATAGCCGACGGCCCTCATCGTCATCCATAAGCGAAACGCCTTCTGGGAGGAGCGCAATCCTCTCTTCAATATGACGCTGGAGTAAGACGCGATCTTCTTCAATCTCTTCATCTGACATGCCCCGGATAGTGCGGCGGCGACTTTCTAGTGATGCCATTTGACGCCACTCCTGACGCATCTCAGTATCCATATTGTCGATACGAAGACCCGCCGCTTCAAAGCCGGAATCATTATCTGTAATTATGTCCCAAAGCGCTTGTTGATCGGCTTGCGTTAACAAATATTCCATTGCCTCAGGACGCATACGAACACGCTCTGGTTCCTCGTCTGGAAGGTCAGCCTCAGGATCAGGAGGACCGCCTCCTTGACTTTCAGGAGTTTCAGGAAGATCATCTGGACCAAACTCGGCAGCCCTACGACGAGCCTCCGTAGCCTCCTCAGCGGCCGCACGACTATCCCTCTCTGCTATCAGCCGGTCGTAATAATCCGGGTCATGACTACGCGTGTCACCGTCAATCGGACGCATTCCAGCACCCGGTCGATCCCTCTCTCTCAAACCCTCTTGCGTCCTGATGTGTTGAGCAATCTGCTCATCAGTAGCATTAGAAACGTTGATTAATTGTCCTTGTCCGGGCCGGTGATCGCCCGGACGGCCACCGGGCGTTACCCCGGTACCCGGCCTATCCGCTGATTCAGGAACCAAATCCTCTACCGCTTCCGCCACATCCTCCGTAGCCTCCTCAGCGGCCTCCTCCTGACCCGGAACAACAACCTCTCCCTCAATCAGTGAATTAATAAACGCTTCCCGATACTCCGGATCCTCACGCAACCGACGCTCATGCTCTTCTAAATCCACACCATCCGGCAAACCAATCTCATCGAATTCTGCTTCCCTCTCCCAGTCAGGCTCATTGCCAGCAGCATCACCGGCTTGACGACGCTCCCCCTCCAACCGCAATGCTTTCCGCACCGCAGCAAGAGCCGGATCACCGTCTCTCTGCTTTACCCCACTAAATCCTTCAATAAACCCATCCCAAAACCCCCGATAGTCCTCGTCCATAGGATGATCACCACGAGCAGCCTCAGCGGCAAGCAAACGCTCACGGCTTCCCTCACTAACAGCAGCATCAATACGAGCAATCAACTCATCCAAGTTTTCAATTTCACTAGCCCTCGCCTCTTGGCGATCTGCTCTAGCCAAACGCCTATCAGCACGACGCAACCGGCGCTGGCCGCGCCTAGCCAGCCGTCCCTCACGACCACGCGCACCTACAGAACGATCACCCGGCTTGTAATCAATATCATTCCCATCCCCATCAACCAGACGCGACGCAGACGGGATAGACCTCAAACCAGCAGCCAACTCTTCTCCAAGTTTGCTGAGAAAACGGCTACCAGCAGGACGCTCCCAAATCGTGCCCTCCTGAACCAACCCGTCACCATCTGCATCACGGGCACCAGCCTCATAAGGAACAACCTTAGGAACCGCCCTCAATGGATTGCGAATCTTTACTTCAAACTCAGCCTGATCAAATAGACGCGCACGAATCCCTACCTCATTGACATGCGATTCACGATTCAAATTCATGTTCCGTCGTCCTCCGCCTCTTCCGCCTCAGGCAGATTCGCCAATGCTTCCGGATAAAGAATTTGTAAATCCTCCATGCCGCGATCCGTGGACAAATGGAACCGCGCCAACATCAACGCTTCTTCTCTGTCCAATTCTTTAGGTAGATCATCTAGCACATAGTTGGCTACAAGTTCTACAATACTCAACCTTTGAGGGTTATTGCGAGCAGTGACATACTCCTGCATTTTGGTGAGAGTTTCTTCGCTTACTTTACCCATATCAAACTACCGACCTTCCTAGCGCATCAGGCCGTCGCGCTCCTGCTGGGGCAGCACGATCATAAGCATCCACAAGCGCCTCGTAACGCTCCCTTATCTCATCAGGAATATTGATGAGGTGGCGGTTGTTCCACCTACTAAGCATTGACGCCATCTCAGCCCACATCTCCCGATGAGTCATCGCTTCTAGTGAGGGGCGGAGCGGAGCGAACCTGTCGGGAACTATGCCGTCCTCACCCGGACGATAAGCCGACCTTCCTACATATATTCTCTGCACATCCGCACCCGAACCAATTTCTCGGAAGAGTTTCGTTGTTGGACCGTCTTCCGGACGAACACGCTGATATTCCTCATACAACGCATCAAAACGATTTACCACATCTGGATCAATTGATTGTCGGCCATCCCACTCTTGACGAATGGCATCCATCTCAGCCATCATCTCATCAGGGTCCATGCCAATCGGTTGAACCCGTGCTGCAAGAAGTCGATCGTGTGATTCTGTCCATGGTGGCTCAAGACCATCAACCGCACGGCCACCGCCGTGGCGAGGCATCCCGTGATCCAAGCGCCACGCTTCCCTCATCGGCTCTGACCAACCGTCTTGTTCGTCAGCGGCATAGCGTTGTCCCACTCCGGCCCTCCATCCGGGGCCTACCTCATCCACCGGGTTCGGAGTCTCAGGAGTCGGAGATCGGGGACGATCCGCTTCCGGAATCTGTCGTTGATCCGCACGAATAGAAGCAATCGTTTCACCAAAAATGCGAGCAATCTCCCCCTCACCAATAACAAAAGAACTAGAATTTGTCGCGGGAGAATACGCTGTACCATCAACTGTCTCCCTTTGTACCCACCATTGTCCGTATTTGGTGCCTATAGCACCCGGAAACTGGTTTTCCCCCAAAGGTCTACCAGCGGTATCTAACCGCTCCCACGGGTGACGACCTTCAGCCGCCAAAATAGAATGCCCCATCATCACAGTGGCATTTGCAGGATCACGATAATACGCCCCAACGAGGCGTTCCGCTTCATCCCTCATGTTTTGACTTTGAAGAATAGTTTCTGCGCCTGCATCGAAATTACTAACCTCTTTTTGAAGGAAATGAACCATTCCCTTCGCTGCGGTACGATCATCGAAACCGTGTCGTCCCCAAATGACAGGACCATCGGTGACCGGACCAACACTGACCTTCCGTGCCAACCCTGTCTCAACTAAACTAGCCCACGCATGATTGTTGTAAATAGTCGCAAAACCAAGACCCTTAGCACCATGGTTGTACATTGTTCCATTGCTGATAGTTCCAGATCCATCACCCTTCAAATATACTGAACGACTTGTAGAACCAGTAGAATCCCAATCACCCCATGAGCCATCATCATTTCTTTTTCTCATATAGATGTTGGAACTAAACGAAGCCGTAATTGTCCCACCACTTTTACTAATACTTACATCTGGTCTTGAACCAGAACCATTCGCGGCAATCATGAATTCAGCATTGGGATTACCCGGTGCGGTAAACCGATAATCAACCCCCAATAAATATGCTTCCGCTATCAATTCCTTAACTGCTTCTCTCCGCTCCCCTGTCAAATTGCGACCCTCTGCAAATACGTCCCTGTCCAAACCAAAGTCTTCTAAACCAAACCTTCCGGGGCGTCCAAGTCGTGCAGCACGCTCACCGACAACAGCGCGAATCTTATTCATTCGCCTACCCATGATCGCTTGCGAAACAGACTGAAGCCACGGCAAATCACGATCCGGAACACCGGGTTCATTAGCAGGATTTGCCCTTTGAATAGCGTTGCGATCCCAATTGTCTAAAACCTGAATAATCTCATTCAAAGCGTCAGGAGGACCACCGGCACCTGACCGCCTTACGTCTTGCAAATGACGAACCATCTGCGTCAACACTCGCTCTTCAAGCAACTCGCCAGAATCAGGACTTCCAGCGGCTTCCCACTCCCTGCGCCTACGAACAGCCAAATCGTTCCATTCAACGCTGTATGCTCTTGCCGCTACCTCTCTGCCATTCAAAGTTTCTAAACGCTGCCGAAGAATAGCCAACTGCTCCGGGTTGTCTCCCTCCATGGTCGCCAACTTTGTGCGAATGGCAGACAAAATGTCATCTATATGATCAGAGTCCGGAACCGGAGGATCATCACCCCAAATATCTGCACCTAAAAGAATGCTTGCTGGATTATCTATTGCTTGCTGATCTCCCCTAAACCAATCCACCGCACTACGAATTGGATACAACAGTCGCTCTCCTGCACCGTCACGGCTATGTTGGGCTTCCATCGCTGCCCAATCATTGAACACCTGCTGTAATGCTTCTTCACCTATTTGGTCAATAATTCGCTGCCGGACCTTTTCCACAACCCGCTGGGCAGGACGTTCACTATCTGAAACAGCAGCAATGCGGCCTTCTGCATCCAACACACGCTGCTGCGGGTCCGAAGGAGTCGGAGGAGGAGTCGGAGGAATTGTCGTCGCTTGCTCCGGTGCATCGGGTGTCTCCGGCCCGCGCGTCTGGCGCTCTTGAAGTTCTCTGCTCCGTAGACGGTCATAAATACCGGGGTTCTCAACATTGTCCAACTGATTAGGCGGAGGCATGTGATTCATGAGCAATCGTGCTTCTGCACGCATGTCGTCATCCCATTCTTCACGAGTCAACAAGTCTTCCGCTGCGGCGACCAAACGCTCTCTATCTGCACGCCGTTCGCCGGGTTCAGCAGGGGAATTGAACCGCTCCGCTAGTTTCTGAATTTGATCCACCGACAGGCGATCGCCGTCAACGACGGCAGGTTTCAGCGCCGCCTCCAACTCGTCGTACCGCTGGGCGGCCAAAAACTCACGATCCAGTATGTCGGGGAAGACAGCGTCAATCTCGTCCATCTCGGCTTGGATGGCCTCTTGAGACATATCAACCGGTCTGTTGGGATAAGCCTCCGCCATCACTTCAGATATATCTCGGACATCGTCCGGAGCCAGTTCGGGTGCCTCCGCTGCTTCCCTTTGCTCTTCCAACAACTTGTTAACTAAAAGACCCCGGTCATTGATGTTCCCGTCCTCATCGAAATAGCGACCAAAACGACGGTCGTGGAGGTGCCTCTCTTCCACAGCATCGCGTCCGGCACCCGGGCCATAGGCATCATCACGCCAAAACGCCCGCTCTGGTAGACCATGTTGTGGAAAACGATTGCCTACATTCCGTAGAGAACGATCGTCTGGCAGGCTGCCGTCGTCTTCGACACGAACCGCCTCAATCAGATCCTGAACATTTCTTGCTTCCTCATCCGGCGTCGGATCCAAAATTGTGGCAGACCCTTCCACCACGGCATCCAGATGTTCTTCAACGGAATGCCCGGTTCTTTCCCTGACCTCTTCATTATCCTCTTGCCGTCGCTCTTCGTGCCCACGCTCTCCAAAGAGTCGGCGCAATGGACGGGTTATCCTGTCAATGATTCCGTCCACCTCTTCCCGATCGACCCGCGCTTGTTCTTCACGATCACGACCTTCGATGGCCTCATCTTGACCTTCAGCAAAACGATCCAATCGGGCAGCCCTGCGTTCCCGACGTTCAGCCCGACGGCGGTCACGTTCTGAGAAATCGACTTCAGCGCCCTCACGCTCATCTCGCCTCCGAATCGCCCCCTCTCGTCCGCGAGCAAACCTTTCCAAAAGACCAGTTCTTTCTCTGGCCGGTTCAGCCTCTTCTTCTTCGGCTTCCGGCTCTCCCCTACGCCTCTGCCTACGATCGCGACGCCGCGGATCCCTCTCCATCAAACCTTCACGCTCTTCGCGGTGACGTTCATCCAACTCCGCTACTTCTCTATCAAAAGCATCACGCTCTTCACGAAGACGGCGCAATTCGCCAGCACGCTCTACATCACTTTGGGCACGAGCAACATCCCTGTCAGCCCGCTCCCTCTGTCGTCCTGCCCGCGCACGACGCCTCTCAGGACTACCCATAGCCCGAAGAACACGCCGACGAACACGATCAACCGACTCGTCTACTTCGCCCCTGTCAACCGCTTCGCCTTCGTCAATAAGACGACGATCACGAGCGCTGATACGATCTTCCTGCCCGACAGCAATACGATCTGCCCGACTAGCCCTACGAGTCTGCCCACGAGACATTTGCCGTAGAGGAGAACGTTCGTGATCTCCCGGCTTATAGTCAATTCGCCTTCCATCGGAATCTTCAAGGATGGCACTACTAACCATACGCCTTGCCCCTTGGGTGATGCCTCTGAAGACGGCACCCGAAGGGCGTTCCCAAATGGTCCCCTCTTGGATAATCCCATCGTTGTCGCCGTCACGAGCGTGCCGATCGTAAGGAACAACTTTCGGCATCCGGCGAGCAAAGGAAGAAATCCTACCTATACCCCTCCGACGACGACCAAAAACTTTTACGGAAATATCAGAATCATTAACAGCACGACTAAATAAAGCCGCCTTCATCTCTATGAGGGAATCTTTACTTAGTCCTGTTGTTTGACTTATACGAACCAAAGAAACGCTCTGCTTACGAACAGGCAGAGGACTCACATACTTAGCAAGTGCCTTTTGTTGAACAAATGCAGCAACATACGGGCTTCTTTCAGGCCGCAGGCTTTTCCCTTCCGGCCTCCGGCCACGTTCTTCGATCTGGGGCTTTGCTAGATAATGAGGCTTTTTATTCCCCATACGGCGCGGTGCCCGTTCCGACAGGTACAACTGGAACACCCACCGTGGAACGATCTTCCGCATTCCAGCCGGATCATAAACAACAATCCTGTCGTTGCCGTTTTTAATTTTTCCGGAGTATTTAATTTGTACTTCGTTTTTAAATTCGGTAATCCACCTCTCCATAGCAGTGACCGGATTATCTTTAACATCCGGATCTCTACTAATTGCAGCCCACCGGGTACGCATCTTTGCCGCAACCCCAGCGGAAATTTCTCCCTGACGTTCGACCTTTACAATTCCCTCAGGAAAAACATAATTAACCGACTTAACGCCCTTAGTCAGTAGACGCACTTCATCCCCAGCCAACGATCCGCGCCGTGGAATCTTTGATGTGACCCAAGCCCCATCCTTAAAGGCATCGTGGTCTTGCATCCTGACCAACTCTTCCGGCCCTACTCGCGGCTCATATACAACCCCGTCTCTGCGAACAACACGGGTTGTATTGGGATTGTCCCTTGCATATTCGACTACATCTTTAACGGCGCTGTCTCGCCTTTTTATGTTCGGCCTTGACTTTGGTTTCGTCGCCGCCTCGCGAACAACAGCAAACGGATCACCCTTGGGTGCCTTTGAAACCACATCCCTAGCCACAGATGGCAGGTCATCCCCACGATCAAATCGACGCTTCATCTTCTTCCTGTCAACAGCCGTAACGGCTCCCGGCCCCACTTCCGGAGCGTCAAGAATAAGACCGCCGCAATTAGTCAACTTAGGATCAGTGAAACGACCACCGTTCAAATATCCGGAGGGACAACGCAAGGCAGACCCACCGATAGAACCAAGACCCCCACCTAATCCGCCACGGCCACCGCCTCCACCGGGAGTCAACGCACCGTAGAGTGCAGACCTGCCCGGATTACGATATTTGCCCATGTCACCGGGAATGAAGAACGAAGCAAGACTCTGCAATGTTCGGCCCAACCGCCCGTGGCTTCTGACCAAACCGACCTTTTCGTGGACAGTCAGATCACGGGGTTTATGGTTCTCGTCCCAATCGAATGAACCGGGCACTGGCACAGACTTGGTGCCAGCGATAAACCTTGCAGCCTTATATTCAATAGCGTTCTGATCACCATTAATTGGCCTAGTCGTAACGCCTTTGATTTCTCGTGACCAACGACGATACAGACGCCAACTTGCGATTTCTACACCGCAGTCATCGCTTTTTCTACCTCGCCGTTTGCGCTTGCCGGGGATCGCCCGTCTAGCCACACGCAGAACGGGTCCAAGTTTTCCACCCGCATGATGGTTCCCCTCATTCGGCCATTGGCCGGTGGTTTCATGGTGGAGCCATGCACATAAAGGTTGCAAGGGATACAACTCAGGATGATTGGCCAAGATGATTATGCAACGACGAAACCCACCCGGCTTCCGCATAATGGGACGCCAGTATTTAATGAGTTGTTCTAAATTCCCGCGACGCGGCCCCCGGCCACGAAGAATGTCGCCAGTAATCCGCTCCTGTGGGAGAATATCAATTGCGTCTTGAGGTGCCTTGACCTCAAGTGTCATCTCAGTCATTCCACTCCCTACAGGTGATTAGTTCTTCGTGTTCTTCTTCTTTTTCTTAGGAGTTTTTCCGTCCTTATACGCTTCATTCACATCAGGGGTGCTTTCGTCATCTTTAACAAAATGGCCCTTCGCTGTCCGCGCCCGTTCGCCCGTGGCCTCAGCCGCAGGTTCCGGCTCCGGAGCAGGAGCCTCAGGCTCTTCTCCGACCGTGACGATTCGCCCAAGATTGGGATCGAAATAACTTTTCTTATCCATTGGTATTACCTTCCATAGAGGAATTTTGTTGGGTCATCATCTCTTCCCTTGCATGTATTAGTCCCATCAATGGTTTCAATAATGGTGTACATGCAGGGTCATTCAGCATCTCCCGATAAGCCATCAAAAGCAAAGTCATAACGTCTTTGCCCGCAGAAGTGGGAGGAGGAACCCGCTCAACGCGAGTCATCGTCCCGTCCCTATTGAGCCTTACAACGGCTTTTGCCTCATCAGAATCGAACACTGAATATCACTCCGATGACTTTTCGTCTGTTTCCATTTCAAGCATCTGAAGTTCCATCAGCGAAGCAGTGAACTCTGCTTCTTCAGCGGTTTTCTTCTCTGACCACTCAGTCGGGAGGAGTTCAACCTTGCCCATTTCTTCGGCTCTCTTGGTGATGTGATCCCTCACCTCAGGAGACTTGCTCCTAAGTGAAGCCTTAATGGCATTCTCTAGATCCTCACCGCTTACGATTGGATAAGAACCATCTGTCATAGCCATGCCATCGCTGATTAGATCTTCCGTCGCTTCGCTGGTGTGGGCCATCTTCAAACGGAGTTCCGCCTCAATGGATTCCTTCATGTCGCGTAGCGTCTTGATCTCATCTTCTTCCTCTTCAGTTAGTTCGATCATGTCCGAACCAAGGAACTTGCCATCAACACTGACGTATGCGTCATACGACTTGCCGTCTGCACCATCAATTTCGACAACGTAAGCATCCTCGCCTTGGAAGATGTCAACATCGACACCAAGGGACTTGCCCTCAATGTTTCGCAGGGCTTCTACTTCAGCCTCATTGAATGAAACAATTACACGATCAGTTCCTTCGGCAGACTTTTCTTCCACCTCTGGATCCAACATGATCCAACCTAGAGAAGAACCGTTTCCGGCGTAATACGCCTCCACGATTCCATCATCGGTCTTCAGATCAAGAACAAAAATGTCGTCCTTGGGCGCATAGCCAGAATCGACAACCTGACCGCCGAACTCCGTCTCAGCAGAAACCTCTACCTCAAGCAAACCGGGAAGACCCTTTTCGCTGACGCAACCACCACGACAGAAGTTGCAAACGTCTCCTTTGAGAATCTTGCGTTCGATGGCGCACAAAAAGCCACCACCTTCCAAGGATTTGGTGTCTGTATCCAATCGGGCTAGACGATTTTCCAAAGCATCTGAATCCAAAGCGTCCATTACTGTCATGGATTCGTCATCTTCTTTACCAATAAGAACAGCCATTGGAAGAGCCGGGACCATGTTCTTTTCGTCATCGTCCTCCTCTTCGTCCGGATCTTCCCCATTGGCTAGAGCCATCAAACGAGCGAGACGGTTCTTACCCGGTTTCTTACCGAAGCCCTTCCCGTCGTCATCGTCCTCGTCAGGGACAAACGGAGGAGCCACTGTCCCTGCGCCAACAGGCGTCATTGGAGACGCACTAGGTACAGCCTCCGCAGGTACGGCCTCCATGGGCGGCTTAGGTGCGACCATGGGCATGGGCGGAGGGGGCAACTCTCGTTCATGATCCGGAACATGCACTTTGGGATCATCATCATCAACCTCAACGACATAAGCCTTCATGTCGTCAGTGATCTCTGAAGGATCCATTTCCACGACAACTACCCGTCGCTTGGCAGGAACCTCGTTCTTTTCGTCTTCCTCCTCATCAAACTCAGGTGCCCCCGGCTGCATTTCAACCCGGTCATACGGGTAGCCAGTTGATACAGGATGCTGACGGGTAACAGCCTTTTCGTCGGCTTCACCCGTTTCCTCTCCACTTTTCTCCTCTACCTCTTGCACCTCTTGTTCGCCTTCAGCAAGAACTTCTTCGACTGCTGCCGCAACCTTCTCTTCGATGTCCTCTTCTGGGGCGTCCTCAGCGGGAGCATCCTCGTCTGAGGCATCCTCAGCGGGGGCGTCCCCTTCTGGGGCGTCCTCAGAGCCATGCTCTTCACAGTCATCATCTTCACACTCTTCAGCAGAATGATCCGACTTGGTTTCCGTGTCTGGCTCCAAAGAGGCTGCAACCTCCTCTAG